TACACCCCCAACCAAGCTTTTAGCTATGGTTGGAGTACTGCGAAGGACTTGATAGTACCGCTCCAGGCTGTATTGCTCGCAGTCTTCCTCTAGCTTGCGGTACAGGGGTAGTTCAACGTCCACTGCTGTTGTTGTCATACTGGCATCTCCTATTGGGCTTCCCCAGCATAGCCTTGTCCTACCCAAATGTCAAGAGCCCCCAGTGACCCGTACTCATAACGACTTCGAGTTAGCCCCCCGCAGCCTTCCTTTTTTTTTAAACATACCCTCGGCCAACTCCCCCCCCTCGGTTCCCTCGTGTCCCGGCTCCCAGCTTTCGCTTCGCCCCCTGCTGGTGTCCCCTCCGCGCTTTTGTGGCGCTCCTCCCCAGCGGCTCCGCTTTCGCTTCCCGCCTGGGCTGGCCTAGACCTGCACCAGAGCCTCTGGAAGTTCCGGAATCTGTCTTCAGCTTCCACTCTAGGGAGGTACCAGGCTTAACACTCTGGTTGGGAGGTACCAGGCTTAACACTCTGGAGTGGATCTCCGGAAGGCCTCCTCAGGATGTATCTCCTGTTGGGAGGTGGATTGCTCTAGATTAGAGCTGAGGAGTCCTAGGAGAGAGTCTTGTATGTATTGCTCCTACGCACATACTTAGACTATGCTCATTCTGCAGGCTTTCACTGCACCCCTAGGTTGGTATTTAATCTCTTGAACCCAAGTGCTCTTGGAAGAGAGAAGGTTGTCTACCGGGTGGCTGCTCTGTGTACGGGACTCGTTTGCTGAATTTAGACCGCTCCCCCTCTTTGGCTCACCTACCAGGCTTTTTACAGCGGGCAGATTCAGCCTCAGATTCTTTTTCGGTCCACCACCGGGCTACTGCTTCCGAGCCTCCTTCAATGTCTGCTTTTCTAGGCAGCGCTGGCTCGGATTAGTCGAAAGGCTATTCAGAGTATTGCCCTGAGTTGTCGCCTCGTCGCCTACGGGATTACAGCCCCAGACACTATCCCGCGGAGGCTCTGAACCCTGTTGCAAAAGACTTAAGACTTCAAGGGTCTCTTGTTGTCCGACATGACCATGGAACTCAATCCGCATGCTAAGCCTTGGTATTGCAACCAACCTGGGTGATTGATCCAGAACGGTACTAGCATAGCACAAAAAGATACAATTGCTGCATGAGCAAGAAGCGCAGATTTAAAGACAAGTGGAAGAGCCAAACCGCGATTGGAGAGCAGTTTGGTATCAGCGCCATCGAGGTTGGGGAGGAACTCAAGAAGATGGGCCTGAGAACTCCCAATGGCAAGCCAACCAAGATCGCGATAGAGCATCAGTTCTGTACTCCGACGCCTCTCAGGGATGGAACTCCCTTCTTCCTGTGGAATGAGCCCAGGATATCCTCTCTGCTGATCCAGGCAGGATACAAGCAACCTGATGGGGCAAGGACAACGCAAGTGGTGCGCGTCCACAAATATCATTAGCTACAATGGAGGTGAAGTTGCTGAAAGAGCAAAACTGCCATGGCCCTACAATTACTGTCTGCCCTACCGATTTCTAAAGTTGGATACGCTGGCATCGCTGGTGCTATCACCTCTCTAGTCGTCTGGGGTTTAAGCACCTTTGTCGATGTCCAGTTACCCGCTGAAGCTGCTGCTGCTATAACCACCCTGATTACTTTTGCGATCGGCTACGTCGTTCCGCTAAAAGAAGAAGAGGTTAAGTTCAAGTAGTGTCGTCCATTCCTTGGCCCACCGCCGTCCTGCTAAGCTTCTTCGGTATCCTACTTTGGAGCCTTGATTATGCCAGAGACAAGGATGCCTTTAAGGATTATGCCCTGTTGGTCGGCGGGGGTCTAATTGGTTTTGCCACCCAAGCCCCAACCGCTAGATCGACAACGAATGTGCGGAATATCGAAAACGCTGAGATATCCAGCCGCGACGAGGGGATGCCGCTGTAAGGTTCTGCTGGCATTAAAATGCCGCAGCTTTCATTAGCCCTCCAGCTATCTCGCAAGATAACCAGGGACCTACAGGCAGCCTTACATTCTGCCCCAATAACTGAATCATCAAACTTCCGTTCAAATCAGCATCCCCAGACCAATGACAGTTGCCACACTTGAAGGACTTATCAGACCTCAGACCAATGTGCAAACACTGGTGGCAGGTTTGACTTGTGTATGCAGGAGGAACGGCAACTACTTCTATCCCTCCACTGCCGTTAAAACGGCGTGGCTTCCCGGAGGTTTTCTGTGAAATTCCTAGATATTGTTCACGACACCTGGTTTAAGCTCTCGCCTGAGCAGGCGTCTGATCTGAGCGACAGGGAGAAGTTTCCCGTCGAAGAGGGGGAAAAGTTCAAGGTACACAGTATTGACCTGAGCGGAGATACCCATGTAAAGGCAGCCCTACGACTGGATGATGCCTCTAGATTCAATGGACGCAACACCTTCTACGTCTATAAGGGTCACATAAAAGAATTTGGCAATACACGAGATAACAAACCGCAGGATGTCCCCCCTGAGGTAATAGAGAGGGGCAGATTCATCCTCCTGCCTGGCCACACGAGCCGTTTTTACTTGGGAGACCCAATCATACCTGAAGGGCATTTCACCTGGGCTGAGGCGACTCACAATGGCTCTAGAATCCCTGAAGATAAGAGTGTGGTTAATGGCATCATCAAGATTGCTCGCGTCATGGAAGAGGTACGCGATCGCCTGGGTGGACGTCCACTAACCATCAATAGCTGGTATCGAGATAGGGTCACCAACCAGCGAGTGGGAGGAGCCCGCTATAGCCAGCACATCCTAGGCAGCGCAGTAGACTTTCGCCACCCAACTATTCATCCCTACAAGGTCTATTCTCTGCTGAATGAGTGGTACGGGGCTAGAGGAGGTTTAGCCAGCGCTAGCCCCTTTACCCATATCGACGCTAGGGGCTACGAGGCCCGCTGGAGTTACGGATTCTGATGCTTGCGCCCTAGTATTCTGCTAGGGTTTTTCTTTCCCCATTAAGGTAGGACAAAGTGGTACTTACAGAGCAACACAAGCAGGTCGCCGAGCTGCTAGTCAGAGGGTGGTCGACCCCTAGGATCGCTAGAGAGGTTGGCGTCAACGAGCGCAAGATTCGCCGCTGGAAGAATCATTTTGAGTTTCAGGAGTACCTGCGATCGCTAGGGTATGTAGCTCCCGCATCACAACCAGCAGAGACTAAGCCCAAGGCAAAGCTGCTAGATCCTTTTGAGAGGGAAGAGAAGACCGAGTTCTGGGATAATGGCAATACAGCCACTGCTGAGTGGGATTCGGCTAGCTTGCGCACCCTGGATGATTTAGTTGCCAAGTGCAACATTGATCTGGATGTCTGGCAGATTGAGCGACATGTGATCAACAAATGGGCCCAGGGCTCTAAGGGCAGGGATGGAGAGATAAGGGTAATCCCCCTGTGGCAGGTAAAAGCCTGGTTGGTCAGGAAAGTGGCGGTTGTTACTGAGTTTCCAGAGATTCGCCCCGCCCTGTTTTATATCGGTAGCTCGACCAAGAAAACTAGCAAGCTCAGTACCAATGCTCTAGCCACCGCATTGATTATCCCTGATGCCCATGTGGGCTACTCTAGAGACCTCAAGAGCGGCAAGCTAGACCCATTCCATGATCGCCGCTGCTGGGACTTAATCTTTCAGATTGTGCAGGATAGGCAGCCAGATAGGATTATTTACTTGGGAGACAACCTGGACCTACCGGATTTCTCCAGTAAATACCTAACATCGCCTGAGATGCGATTTAATACCCAGGCAGCAATCGATGAGCTGGGCTACCTGCTGGCTAAGGTGAGGTCTCTGGCTCCCCATGCGATGCAGGATTATATTGCTGGGAACCACGAATGTTTTTCCGAAGATACCGAGCTGTTGACCGAGCGCGGCTGGGTGGGAATTGATGAATACAAGCCCACAGATAGGGTTGCCTCTTACAATCGCTACACCAAGCAAATTCGCTTCGAAAAGGCATTGGGCAAAATAGAGAGGCAATTCAATGGCGAACTAATCAACATTCAGGGCAGTCACTCTGATTTGCTGATTACCGAGGGGCATAGATTGCTTTGGAAGTCATCTCAGGGTAAGAGCTGGAAAATAAATGAAGTTAAAGATATCTATTTTGGACAGAATCGATTAGCCTTGCCTGTCGCTGGGTCTGTCGTATCTGCTGAGAACGATTTAAGCGAGGATGAGGCTAGATTAACAACCTGGCTGTGTACAGACTCTTATATAACAAGGCATGGCTATGTCGTGTTATATCAGCGCAAGTCAAAAGCACATTTAATTCGCGAGCTACTAGATCGGATGAGAGTTCCCTATGTCGAGAAGACTCGCTATCGGGAAACTACTGAGATATGCGGGAAGAAGCTGAAGTCAGACCCAGAGCCCGGCGTTGAGTTTCGTGTAGGGGCTGAAGGCAGAGAAGTCATATCTCACCTTTATCCGAAAGACCGCAACTCAATACCGCCTTGGGTGCTAACTGCCTCTCAGCCGCTGTTCGAGGCTTTTCTGAGTAGCTACATAGACTGCGATGGGTTACGGCATAAATCTAACCCAAGCAATGCCTGGATGGCCTATGGTCCAGGAGATAAGATGGGACAGTTACAAGCCGCGTGTATCCTGCATGGATATCGTGCCTCGCTAGCAGAATATCGCTCCAGCCATTTTAGGCTTAATATCTCCAAAGGGGAAACCATTTGCTTAGACAGATCCGAAACTCATTTAACTAGAGTTCCCTACAAAGGGCGTGTATGGTGTCTAGAAACCGTAGATGATACCGTGATTAGTCGCCGCAAGGGCAAAGTAACTATTGCTGGCAATTGCCGCCTCACTAAAGCCATTACAGCCAACCTCGTCGCCTCCTATGGCCTCAAGCCCGCCAACCAACCCCAATTCCATCCCGTGATGTCTATACCCTTCTTGCTGGGCTTGGAACATCTGGACATACAATACCACGGGCCATACCCCAATGGTGAGGTGTGGTTAAACCAGGAGTTGCTGTGCATTCATGGTACTAAAGCCAAAAGCCGCAGCGGGGAAACTGGTTGGGCGATTCTCCAGGATGCCAGTCATTCGACCATCTACGGCCACATTCACCGCATGGAGATGCTCTATCGCACATCGAGAACCAGGCGAGGCATTGCAACCAGGGTGGCCGCCTCACCGGGCTGTATTTGCCGATTGGATGGTATTGTACCTGCACAGTCCAATTTCAACGACTGGCAGAATGGCCTCCTCTGGGTAGATTATGATCCAGATGGGCATCAATTCCAGATCAGCCCAATCCACATCTTTGAGGGCGAGTGTCTGTTCAACCAGAGGCAGCTAAGGGGCGAGTTTGATATCGCGGACCTCAGGTCAGTTACAGGTAATGACTCATATTGACAAAAGTGTTGACATTCTCTCCCCATAGGGTACAATGGGGGAATGAAAAACAACTATATTCACCGCGCCTTCAGTTTTGGCGCTGGTGTGCAGTCTACCGCGCTACTGCTGCTGATCAAACACAACCCAGAGTTGCTGATTGACGCTGTTGGACACCTTCCTGACTCTGTCTATTTTGCAGACACAGGCGCGGAGCCAGCAAACGTTTACCAGCATCTTGAACAAGTACAGCACTGGTCGCCGTTGCCGATAACCGTAGTTAGCAATGGTTCCATTCTGGAGCCGAGAGATGGTTTCCCTCCTATCCCCTTCTTCACCACCAATCGAGATGGCAGCGTGGGGATGCTGCGGCGGCAGTGTACAAGAGAATACAAGATTGCGCCGATTGAGCGATCAATCAGGCAGGCAATAGGACTCGCGCCGGGTAGGAAAGGGATATCCCGCTCTGTGGCCCTCTGGCTGGGCATCAGCATCGACGAGGCTAGCCGCATGACCACAAACAAGACCAAATTAATTGACAATGTTTACCCCCTGATTGAGCTGGGGTGGAATCGCACCAGGTGTTATAGCTACTGCCTAGAGCATGGGGTAAGGCCACCCAAGTCTCGCTGTTTCTTCTGCCCATATATTGGCGATTGGGCTGAGATAAAACGAAACCAGCCGCAGGAATTTGCCAAAGCCTGCGCCTATGATGAGCAACATCGCAATTGCACTGCTGCTGGAGCAGAAAGGCCTGTTTACTTGCACCGCTCCTGCAAGCCCCTAGCAGAGGCTGTGGTTGACCAGGGTAGTCTGTTTGATGGGTTTGATGCCGAATGCGCGGGATTGTGTGGTCTGTGACATACCCGACGCTCATGCTCTGCATAGAGCGCGGGCTTCTCTCTTCACAGGCTCGGCATCCCGGTCGCCTCTGAGAGCATAGACTGTGCGTCCCACAGCCTTTTTCTTAATATTAATTGCAGCGTTCCAATCTCGACAGAGAAACAGATTGCAGGTGGGGCAGCTATGCACCCTATCTGCAATCGTTCGCGTAGCGTCTCCGCAGGAGAAATCCCACTCAACAAACGCGCCTTTCATCCCGCGCTCACCTTTGCTGGTAGAGCGCGGGGGCTTCCCGGCTATCAGCTAATACCCAAAAGCTACATAGTTGACCCTTAAGGTCTGCCCTGAGCTAAAAGGACGGGCGCGAATGGCAAAGGCATCTCTTGCTAGTGGTGGCCGCGTCGATAATACAGTCTCCGCAGGGACGCCAACGCCATCGCCATTGGAAACAACTACCGTAGTCACGCCCCCAGGAAAGGGCTTGGAGTAAAAGACTGTGGCATCGCCATTGACGTTGAGCGTCTTCACTATGCTACCAAAGGCGTATATCATGCCACCGGGTAGTCGCACCCAGCCTTTTTCGACATCTCTGGTGTATTCTTCTTGGGCATAGGCTTCAGTAGCAAGCCTGGCATCTCTGTAGTAGGCGCCTGCAGGTGTGATGTGGAATAGTCTTTCTCCATCAGGCCCTGGATCAAGGACTCCAGCAGTAGGGGTTCCCCGGAGGTGAATTGCAAAGTTGGCGGCGGTGCGCAGAAAAACACCAGCGTTCTGTATACCGAAGTAGTAGCCATCAAATAGCTCAACCCTCTTAGGCTCTGTGCCACCAGGGATGAATCTAATAAACCTGTTAGCGCCGATGCCGAGGTTGCCAAACACGCTGAGGTCTCGCTTCTCATCTAGCCGCATACCCTCTCGGAGGACGTAGTCAGCCCCTGTTGTGAAGAAACTCATGCTGCCTGCATGGGCTAAATTACCAGCGCTACTGGGCAGGGCATTGACCGTGATGCGTGCTATAGAATGGCTCGGATCAATATCCCTAAAGCCCTGAAAGTTGAGCATGACGCCACTCTCTGAGGGTATAGGGTTCCTGTTGCGGAATGTGGCGATATTATGGCCAGTCTGGGAAATGCCAACTGTCAGTTCATCGGTGTGGACCTCAGTAAAAAAGCCAGTGCGATTCTTTGCGCCCAATAGATTGTGAACCCAGCGCATGGTGGCGAATTCGTCGGTACTGGTGGCCACTGGGCGAGTCGTACCGAATGCACCAGCCCTAAAATAGTTGGCGCCTAACCAGGTATTCGGCAGCGTCGTAGACCCATAGCTCTTACCTGTCCCATCAAATGTGGCAAAGGTATTGAAGTCTTCGACCCTTAGTGTGATTTCATCATCTGGAAGCACTGCTAAATCCCCGTAACACTTGGTTTCAAGAGCGCTTTGCCATGCACCAACTTCTGCTGAGTACCGCCGTTGATGGAGGCAAAGATGTCGTAGTAAAGTATGCGATCGCCATTTATGGGTAGCGGGTCTGTTTCATGGGGCATAAGCTTGGCTGTGAATCTACCGGAGAGCGCCGCAACCTCAAAAGAAAATGTGGCCAAGGGGTTGGACGAGAAAGAGCAGTCTGCGTCCACCACCGTGTGGATAGATGCAAGACTAATGGTGATGATTTGTGTGCGAGGTTGGGTTGCCTTAAACACGGATAATACCCTAACAGAGTAAATCCCCGCCCTGGGGCAGGTAAAGTTATCTCCTGGCTTGATGTCTGCAGGATTAAGGTTTTCGACCAACACCGTGCTGCTTCCCGCTGCGATGGTGCAAGTAGCACCGGGCCTGCTAAGCTCACCTTGGTAGCGGTGTCCCACCTGCCCCCAGAAACTATAGCCAAATATATTCACAGGCTTATAGATGATTCCACCAATTCCTGCTTTGCCTGTGATCAGTGGTATGGAGAAGCGGTAGTCGTCGATCAGGGAGACTTTGTAGTTGCCGACAATAATTGGCGTAGAATCTCGTTTGCGAATATTGACGTAGTTCCCAGTATTCAGACCGTGTGGAGTTGCGGTTCTAATCTCTGTGGGGTTGCCTGGTGTGGTGCTAACAATGTTAATTGGGGCACCTCGCTCAACAAAGAAATCAAGGCGCAAGGGTGCACCATGGTGGATCGTGATATCCCGCTCAAACACCTCTCATGGCCTCCTGAATTTTTAAGCGAGCGGTGGCCTCAATATCATCATAGGGATTGGTGGTAACCACTTCTTGCTTGATTTCGATAGGAGTAACCACTGCAGTAGGGGTCTCTCCAACCATGGTGGGCTGTCTCTCGACCTCGGATATATCCAAAGTATATACATCTGGAATGTGCCAGCGCGTCCCGCGATCTCCCATTATCGTATCAGCGAAGTCCCAATAGATCTCGTAGTACACTCCGGGAGGGGTTGGCTGTAGCTCTAGATCGTGCTCAAACTCGCCATCCCTGAAGGACCTCGCAATGGTCACTGCGGGGACGTAAATGCCGCTGTACGAGAAGTCCCGGCTGGGGCGAATGTAGATTTCCCCCGAGGCTAGTCTGCCATCTGGTAACTTAATTTTTTGCTTAGCAGTAATCTTGGCCATGGGTTTATGCTAGCCGATTGTTACTAAGCCGGAGGGATCTAGCATGGTCTTGCGCCAGATGACGCCATTGATTGTAGCCGTGCCATCATCCTCGATGCCAATCTTAGCCACTCGGTATGTGGAATCCTGCTGAATATTCTTGCCGACAACAACCAGATCTTGCACCTGCAGGGCTTGCCTCAATCCCTGGATAGACAACTGAGTAACCCCATTATCGACAAAGGCGTCGACTACTAACTCAGCCTGTGTAGAGCCATCGCGCTTGAATAGGACAGCAGCTCGGTAGGTTGAACCTACTTCTATCGCTGGCGTCTTAGATAGGGTAATGGTCTGGGTGCCAGCATTAAAGGGCTCTGCGAGGGTCACAACACCACTAATCTCAAGCTCGTATTCGGTAATCCTGTGCTGGACAATCATCAAATCCCCAGGCTGGACGTAGAGGGCTTGTAGGTCAGTCTGGAACTGGCAGACTCTATCTTGCTGACGCCTTGTCTTTAGGAACACCTGAGCGAATTTAATCGCCTGAGCAGCGTTCTTAATGGACAGCATCGTTAAGGACTCTTCCACGCGATCTACGCTGCCATTGAAGGCTTCCTGGGTCTGGACAATTGCCGTCTTCTGTTCGAACCTGCCATCAGCTCCATCCTCGTAGGTGATGATGACCGTGTTTAGCTCTTGTTCAGACCAATCAACGTAGCGCTCCTCAAAGCTGTCAACCAGGATATTGGCACTATTAAAGATGGCGCTAACTGGCTGATCTCTTTCAGGGACTAACCCCCAGCGACCATCGATGCGGCTAGTGAACAAAAGACTCCCTGCTGCCTCCTGTGTGGCCCAATCTGGGAAGGGAATGCTTTTATCGATTATTCCATCCCAATAGAATTTATTGGCCGCACAGAAGCGTCTAGCCTCAACTATGGAAGGGTAGTCGATGAAGTTGTCAGCGTCTATCTTGGCGCCTAGGCCATCTATTGGATCTGCAAGCAGATTGGCGTAGTGGTCGGGGAAGAAGCAGGAGGAGGTCCTTGAATAAACAAGGTAGCGATCGCCTGCTTCCCAGCGCAAAGAGGCGATAGAAGTAAGGACATTGGAGCCATGAGTCGACACTGGACTCTCGATTCTCTTGCTGAGATTGCGGACAATACACTGGCTGTTTACCCCTTGATTAGTAAAGTCGGCCGCCACGTCGGCCAAGGTTGCGCCACTACTCCCACCACCAGCGACTCCAGCGGCTAGGTGCTGCCTCCCTATCCAGCCCCTGCGGACTAGTACGCTTGTATTAGGGGCGCTGTTGATGCGGTTGGAGGCGAGGAACCTGTGGTAGATTGTTGCAAAACCTGGATAGCGATTAGAGCCTGCTGGCCTACCTAAAGCCGAAAGCGTAACGACTTCATTTACGGTAATGATGCGACCACTTGGGCCTTGCTCGGTACTAACCTGTGTTTTCTCATCATAGGTAATCAACTTGGAGGCTTCCGCAGCGGAGATAATGCCCTGATTTTCGACCTCATAAGTAATTAGCTTACCGCCGAGGGTAACACCTGAACTAATAGTGGCAAACTTGCCATCACCGGATATCCTCCTAATCGGAATAGCCGAATTCTCGATGGCAGGGAGTGGACGTAACTCAACAAACCACTTACCCAATGGGAGATTCTTCAGCCTGATGCCGCGGTATACCGGATTGGGGTTCTTAGTGGCTACTAGGAATCTGGCAATGCGGACGAATACGCCGCCATCCCCCCTGAGAAACAGATCGAACAGGGAACCATGGGGCAATAGCTCATTCTCCTCATCCCTAGCGTAGAGAGAGAAGGCGCAGTTGAGGTGCAGTTCGGAAACTCGCTTGGTTGTCTCATATTTGGCGACAAAGTAGGCGTAGATCTTGTCCCCGCGTACCAGGTTAACGGTTGGGGTAACAGTCAGTGACTTGCTTACGGCATTCTGATCAACTAAGGAGAAGTTTTGGGACGCACCGCCGCGGTTGACCTGATAGAGCTCGCTGGGGGTAAACCGTTCGAAGTCCTCCTCCTCAACAGTGATGGAGGTTGTACTACCTGTCGTTGGTATCGCGCCACGTACAGCAGTAGCAACACTGTACAGCTTCAGACCGCCGATTTTGGTATTGACGTACCAAATAGAGGTATCAACGAACAATGGGAATGTGGGCAGGACTGTACTGGTGTAGAAGACAACGCCGTTACGTAGGTAGGTTATCCGCCTTGCTGGAGTTAGCTCCACTCTAAATACGTCTCCAGCTTTGCGGAAATCGGTACTGGTGTAAATAATCGCGCCATTCTCGCGAACCCTCCAGAGGCCATTAGTATCAAGACTAATCGCGTAATCAATAGTGTTGACGCTGCCATCTGGATCATCTCTGCTTAGGCCACAGGCAACCAGCTCGGTTGTCCCCTGGGCGATAAACTCCACGTAGCCGAAGTTGTAGGTCTGAGGACCTGGGGCATTAGGATTGAAGCGTTGCACCGAGAATGCGCCACCATCCCAAGCGTTGGTGCCGGAGTTCTTGGTAATCGTTTCACCTGAGACAAAGCAGTTGCGCAGGTTGGTAAAGCTCAGGGCTACTCGTGTAGCAATATTGGTGCTTGACTGTACCTCGGCTCGCTTGTCCACGCCAAACTGGCTATTGGAGTTAGGAGCAACTACCTGGGAATAGAAGGGCATCCCTGGATAGGCAGGCTGAGATGCCACCCCATGCCGCGTCTCAGTAGTGACCTCACTAACCAGGAAGTTGTTTCTGGATTGGTCATTAATTAGTAAGCTAGATTCATCAATCCGGCCAACCTCTCCCAGGCCAAGGGTATAGAGCTGGTGAAGGTACTGAGCGCCAGCCTTGGTCTCGACATAGGCGGCAATCAGGAAGCCTGATACTCTAGCACCGCCAGCGGGGTTGATATCCCGATTGCCCAAGACAATGGGGATTGGTGAGTTCAGGAGTACAAGCGAGCCGCCAGAGTCAAAACCACTGAACTGGCCAAACTTCTCTTCTTTTTTGTCGTCTGACTTCTTACCAAATAGATTGGCAACCTTATAGCCAATCGATCCACCAAGCAGGGCTCCAGTCAGCAAGCCCACTCCAAGCAACCCTGGCAAGAAGAAGGCTCCTAGGGCGCCGCCGACGATGATGCCAATGACGGTTTTGTCTTCTGTGCCGTCGATAATGACCAGCCCCTCGGCTTCGGCCAGTTGCCTATGCTCCTGCTGCTGCAGCTCCTCCCAGAAGAGGTGAAGGTCAAGTAGCTCTTGAGGCGTTAGCTGTCGCACTTTGCTTCCTCTGCGAGTTTGTCCAACCAGGCGCGAACTTCGCCCTGCCTGATAACAGCTTTCGCCGTGGACTCAAAAGTCTTTTCAATGAGGATGGCTACCAGCAGTTGGTAGAGGGGGTTGTCGCATTCATTACTCACGGGATTGGTCTCCAGGCGCCCTTAATAAGCTTGGATACCCTGCTACAGGGGTGCATTTGGGATTTATGGGTACCCATGTAAACAATATACTTTTCGCCATCCATCTCAACACAGGTGCCCAAGTTATCCCCTCTGCAGTTGAGGACAACCAGGGAGAGGTGTTCAAGCTGGTACGTAGGTGGTCCAAACTTCTCGCACAGGAGTTGACTAATCAATCCAGGGGGGAGGTCGCCCTCATCGTAGGCTTCGTAGACCCAATCATAGCTAGGGAGGGGACTGGCATTAAAGTATTCGCGCACATAGTTAGCTAGTTGCCAGCAATCGCTCTTCCCCCAGCTATAGGGAATTCCAACCAGGAGGCTAGGCGGGGACGACAACATCGATCAGGCCTAAATCTTTGGTTTCTTGGGGGCTGAGAAAGAGATCGCTCTTCAGTAGAGCCTCAATCTCATCTTGAGTCTTGCCTGTTATTTTTGACAACTCGCTCAGGACTACCTGCCTCCAGTAAGCTGCTTCCCTAAACTGAGACGAGACTGAGATACCACGAGCGCGATCGCCAACCCTAGGCAGGTGTAGATTGATTCTGGAGTTGGGCATGGCAAATCGCATTCCCTGCACTGTGCCAGAGGCGAGGATGAGGGCTGCGATAGAAGATGCCTGTCCAAAGCAGTGAGTCCACACAGGGTGGCTGATCCAGCGCATGGTATCAATAATGGCCATGCCGTCCACCATTGAGCCGCCTGGTGAGTTGATAGCCAGCACTATGGGGCTCTTCCTCCCTGGGCCACTGAGTTCAATCAACTGGTCAATTACGTGGCTCGCGGTCAGGGTGGTAATGGGCCCAGCCAAAAAGACGGTTAAGCGATCCGACATCAGAATTGCACCTGGGAGACGATTGGAAGCTCTGGAAAGTCCTGCTGAGTAAAATACTTGGCCGGAATTGACCCTCCAATGGCGTTGATTGGGCTTTTGAGACTAAATGTGACCACTCCCCCCTTGGGGTTGGTAGAGGCTACCTGGAGGCGCTCAGCGGTGGGAGGGGCATCAGGGCGATCTGCGAATAGCGTGTAGATGGTCACCACTGATTTGCGCAGCCCATTATATTGTCTCAGAAATTCCTTTACAGGTCCAGCATTAATAATGGTAATTTCTACACTCTCGTTATCCAGCTCCATACTCTTCTGTAGGGCGCTATCGATGCTGAAGGGGAAGTATTCGTAGGCCTTGCCATCAAAGAAGTAGTCGTTAGCTTGATGGCGCTGAAGGCGAATTATCTCAGCAATTCCAGGTATCTGTATCTCCAACAGCTTGCGTGGTTGTCTCTCGGTTTCATATTGGGCTAGCAATTAAAACCTCACGCTGATTAGCTGAACATCAAAGGAATAGAGATTGACCACGTTAGTTTCTGGTGTCGGCTGGTTATTGAACTTCCACAGCGTGGTTGCCCCCAACTGCGAGAGCGCTACTGTATAGGCAAGGGGGTGTTGGATAATAACACCTGGCAGGGTGAAGGAGGTGAAGCTGCCTCTGCAGGCCCTATAGAAGTTGAGTATCGTTGCCCATTCGCTGGCAGATGCACCAGTGTACTGGAGCAGTATCTGAGTACCCACTCCATCGCTATACCTCAAGTCCCTTGCCTCGCCACCATCCTCAAAGGTGAAGGTCTTGACGCCATATGTGGGCGGCGTGAGATTGCGGAGGTAGTCGGGGGGAAGTGGGGGATAGGTAAGTGGCATGATTGTATTGTATCTCAAAAAGACACTATTGACAGAGATATTGGCATACCCTATTATGAAGAAGTACACCAGAGGAGAGCAGCAAATGCAAACCAACCAGAATAACCACCAATCCATGCTAGCCAAGGGCGGACCTAAAGCCAGTGAACAAGAGATTCAAGCTCGCAAACAAGAAGCAGAAAGCCGCTGGCGTGAACTAGGAAGAGCCGCTGGCAGAGCAGCAGCAATACCGCAGCATCCCAACATCAGGCCCTACCTGGAGGGCTGGCTGGAGGAGGCGCAGTTCATCGCAGATGCTGGGGCGTATGAGCGATTCAAAAACACTTGTCGATATTTTTGCACGGTGGATCATGTCTCCAGCCCCGACTTCAAGCCCTTTAAGATTGTGGTCATTACTGCAGTCCCTAGTCTCAAGGCGCTGAACAGAGTTGTCCGCACCGTGTTTGGAAAAGATGTTTGTGTAACCCACTTCGAGGAAGACTGCTAGTGTCACTCCACAAAAAGATTGTCGCCATCCAGGCGAAAGTAAACTCAGTGCCCAAGAGCGGATATAACGCTCACTTCAAGTACGATTACGCTAGTGAGAAGGACCTATTGGACGTCCTCCGCCCCCTCTGCGCTGAGCAGGGAATTAGCCTGATTGTTGATTGCGTCCAGTTTGAGGTTGATCGCGGCTGGGCTAAGGTGTTGGTTAAGCTCACGCTCACCGACGCGGAGACAGGTGAGTCGATAAGCATCCAAATGCCGGGATATGCGGAGGACAAGGCGGATAAGCAGCTGGCCAAGGCTATTACCAGCGCCGCCAAGTACGCCTACTGGAAGGCCTTCGCCTTGAGCACTGGAGATGACCCGGAAAAAGAAGAAGATGAGGCTCCCAAGCCAGCCATCAAAAAGCCGGGGAACTTTGCCAGCAGGGAAGACGTCAAGGATCTATGGGAAATCGCTCAGCGCTCTGGATACACGGTGGAGGATCTGAGAAAGCTCGTCAACGCCGAAAGAGTTACCAGCGATCGCATGCCCAGGGAAGTTTATTTGAAGCTTCTCTCTCTCGTTGAACTACCTAAACAACCACAGGAGAAAAGATTATGACCACCAAGTACAGATACAGAATCTGGGATGTCGATGACCTCATCGAGGAGCCCAGGACCGCCTACGACTGGGAGGACGCCATTGTAAGAGCAGCAGGACGCGTCAGGATGTTCGAGAAGCGTGCTGACTCCTATCCGGGGAGGTTCACTTACGATATTGTGAAAGCTACCTGGATAGATACCTTGCTCTGCAAGCTGTTTGGCGCCAGCTAAGAGCCGCAACAGCCCCTTGGTTAACCAGGGGGTTTTTGCTATACTAAAAACAAGGAGAGGCAGGACCACCTTAACCCCTACCTCGTCATCCATCATGGCAAATATTGAGGCTCTCCGCATTGGAGAGCACGGCGAAATTAGGATCACTCCTGATGGGAAGATGAGCGTTTTCGATATCATTTCAGCTTGCGCTGAATACAGCACCAGAACATCTCGATATCACGCATGGCGGGACATCCAAAGCGAGTACCCCGAGGTGTGTTCGAAAATACGACACTTCAAATTCCCCGGCAGAGGCCAGAAAGAAACGCCTGTCTTGGACAAAGAAGGCATTTTGATGTTGCTGGGCGTACTCCCCGGGAAGGCTGGAAAGGCCTATCGAGAGTTTGCCGCTAGGTTGATTCTCGACTATCTCGAGAATCCCACAAAGTTAGCGGTTGCGGCGACGAGGAAGGTTGAGGACGAGGGGGAACTTCTAGAGATTGCAACCGTCGCGTATCGGAAGTACATCGAAAAGTACCACCCCTTAATGGGCGAAATCAAAGAAAGGGACGGAATGAGTCCTGCCACTTACGTCCGCGCAAATACCATCAATACAGCCACCGTGATGGGGAAGAAGCCCAAGCTGATTAAAGCCGAGCGTGGAGGCAAAACTGCCAGAACCCACGCAACCCCCATGGAGTTAACCAGGCTTGCCGTCCTTCAGGATTTGCAGGTTGGCGGCGTGAGGAAACGAAACGCGCGAGGTCATACTCAAATCACTCAAGTAATTTTGGACGCAGCCAACAGGTTTAAAGAGTTGCTGGACGAGTTTGGCGCCAGCTAAGAGCCGCAACAGCCCCTTGGACAACCAGGGGGTTGCCCTACCATTGACTGAGCGAATCAAGCTCCCCAACAAAACCATGAAAAGGAACAAAAAGAAGGCTGCTCAGTACAGCCTCAGGCCATATCAGCATTCATTAGTTCAGGAGATATTTAGCTGCTGGCATAGCGGCGATCGCCGAGTTCTTCTGCAGCTACCCACAGCCGCAGGCAAGACGGTAATCTTCTCCACCATCGCCACTGAGTTTGTTGTAAAGGGCGAGGGAGTCCTCGTTCTGGTACACAGAGAGGAATTACTGCTTCAGGCAAAGGAGAAGCTTGAGGCGGTTACAGGCCTCCCCTCAGGCATCATCAAGGCAGGCAATCCAGCAAACCCAGAGCACCTTATCCAGGTAGCCTCCATCCAGACCCTAGTCCGCCGCATGGATTCCCTGCCCAACGCCTCGCTAATTATCTACGATGAGGCGCACCACTCTTGCTCACCAAGTTCCATTAAGATACTGCAGGCCTACCCCAAGGCTTACCTTTTGGGAGTTACGGCCACGCCAGCAAGGTGTGATGGCAGGGGCTTCAAGCATCTCTTCGACAAGCTGATCCTAGGGCCCACGGTGGAGGAGCTAATTAAAGAAGGCTACCTTTGTGGCTTTAGGCTATTTGCCGCGCAAAATGCTATCGATACCAAGGGCGTTAAAACTACTGCTGGGGACTACAACTCCAAACAGCTAGCCAAGAAGGTTAATACCGCCGAGGTGAGAGGGGACGTAATCAGGTCTTATCGAGAGCATGCGAACGGTAAAAAGACGGTGGTCTTTTGCGTGGACGTTGAGCATTCCAAGCAATGTGCCCAGGCTTTTCTCACCGCTGGGGTTGCTGCTGAGCATTTGGACGGCGAAACCCCCACTGAAGAGCGCAGGGCGATTTTGTCCAGGTTCAATTCAGGAGAGACACTAGTACTAACAAACTGCGGCATTGTTAGCGAGGGGACAGACGTACCCTCCATAGAGGCTGTTCAGGTTGTACGCCCAACCAAATCCCTCATTCTTTGGTTGCAAATGCTGGGACGCGCTCTGAGGCCTCATCCAGGCAAGAAGGAGGCGATTATTGTCGACCAGACCAAGAACTGGATCATGCATGGCCTGCCAGACGAGGAGCGTGAGTGGAGCCTAGAACCAGTATCACTGAAGCGCAAATCTTGGGCGGTGGAATGTCCAGAATGCAGGCACATCTTCACGCCCTTCGACCAGGAGAAGCGGCTTAATGTGGCCACATGCCCCAACTGCGAGACCGCCTTTCAGTTTGAGATGGGAGAAGGGGGCAGGCCTGTAGAGAGGAGTGAGCGCATTATTGCCCAGGATGAACACGCCAGATTGCAAGAGATTGCCCTGAATGGAGATCCAGAGATACTGGAGTACCTACATGCGCTCAAGGCGGTGCAGGAGGGGACTGGCTACAAGCCTGGTTGGGTCTACTACAGACTGATAGAGAAGTATCCGGTACTGGGCGTGGCCGAGCTAAGGGAGTGTGCCAAGGTGCTGGGCTATAAGGCGGGGTGGGTTGCTCACAAGCTCAAGGAAATGCAGGGCGTCTGCGAAGAAGATTAACCGTACAGGAGAAAAATCATGAATTCACTTAACTCAGTCATAGAACAGATCGGACAGATTGATTTCGTCGGCCATACAATTCCCCACAATTGGTATCGCCACTTAACCCATGAAAAAAGTGGCAAGCCCAACCTAGCAGCCATAGTAATCCTCTCAGACATCGTCTACTGGTACCGACCGCGGCTAGTCAGGAATGAGAAGACAGGCAAGGTTGTTCGACATGAGGCAAGGTTCTCACACGAAAAGCTAGAGAGAACCTATACAGCGATCGCTGATCAGTTTGGCCTAGGCAAAAGACAGGCTATGGACGCGGTTAAATACTTGGTCAAAAAGGGGGTCATTACTACGACTCTAGGGAAGCGGGTAGCCAACGGGGTTTATCTGTCTAACGTTCTTCAGATAGAGCCAGTCGTAGACGCCATCAAAGAGATTACGCTGGAGCCCTACCCCGCCTCCACTCAGGCCTCACTCCCCACCGCTGGACCACCCCCACAAACGGTCAACAAAATGTCAACCAACCTCCGTCAAAACGGAGGTGACCCTACGTTAAAACGGAGGTGCCCCTACGTTAAAACGGAGCCTGACCTCCGTCAAAACGGAGGTGACCCTACGTTAAAACGGAGGTGCCCCTACGTTAAAACGGAGCCTGACCTCCGTCAAAACGGAGGTGACCCTACGTCAAATGTGGGGACGTACTCTAAGACTTCTACAGAGACCTCTACAAAGACTTCCACTGAAGACAAGAAGAGTTACGCGGGTTTGCAAGCAAACGCCGCCTCTCTACCGGGGGGGGCTAGGGGGAGTGTGGATATATCCACCCCCTCCCAGCACACAACTGCTCCTGTGCAACTCAACCTCCTGGATATACTCTCTTCTCCTAGTGAAGGGGAAGGGGGGAGTGTGGACATACTCTCTTCTCCTAGTGAAAGGGAAGGGGGGAGTGTGGACATACTCTCTTCTCCTAGTGAAAGGGAAGGGGGGAGTGTGGACATACTCTCTTCTCCTAGTGAAAGGGAAGGGGGGAGTGTGGACATACTCTCTTCTCCTAGTGAAACGCTGATCGCGGTTTCCCCCGCGCGCGAGGAAAAGGGCCCAACCCTCCACCCTAGCACATTAAGTACAGGCGAGTCAATCCCCCAAGAGGCGTATCTTTTTGAGCAACCTGAGTCTCATGCTGAGACAACTCTGGAGGGGACAAAAGCCCAAAAGCCCAAAAGGCAGGAGCTGGAATTTGAGAGCAAGCTGAAGTGGCTAGAGGAGGTGTTCTTGAGGGAGTATCCCTATCGCCTCCAGAGCGGCGGCAAGGCATCCAGGCTTGTAGCCAAGGTGAAGAACAATCCTAAGCGCTATCTCAACCCGATTCCCCTTGAGCTGTTTGAGAGCGGTGAGCTTACCTTGGCACTGAGGAGCTACATCGGTGGCAAGTACGAGAGCTACGTTGAGCAGAATAGGGCTGAGCCTCCAAAAGCAAAACCCAGGGGCAGCGACACTGAAGTCTACTGCCTGCCCTTTGTGGTCGATCCTGAGAGATGGTTCACTCAAGGGCATTGGCAAGCAGATGCCGCTACAATCGCCTACAATGCCTCTGAAATTAAAAAACGTAGTCTACTATCAAAGCTGAAATTAAACTCAATACAGAGCCATCTAGCTGCCTCTCAGCTCGTTTCTGCGATCCAGAGGGATATGGGGGGTAACCCAGTAGACAACCTGCGGCGATTCCTGGAAGAGCACAAGGATTGCTATGACACTGAGAAAGTGGTTACTCAGCTCTGGGGGAGAGAGGTGGGCTTCAACCAGCTCATCTTCACACCTCAAGTGATGCGTGAGCTCATCCCCAGCTTTGATACACTGAGGGGTATTGACAACCATGCTGGCATGCGCCATAATTAAGACATAGAAAAAAGGGCTGGTTTTGCACCAACCCTTTAGCCCCAAGGAGAACAGTTAACCCAACCACAGGACGCATCGTAGACCATACAGATGCGAACCACAGCTAAGATTATGCCACACAAAATAAGCAAAAAGCAAGCAGCCCGCCAAATTAAAGCACTGGGATATACTCGCCGCCGAGATATCTCAATGCGCTACTTCCTTCCCAAGGAAGACCCGAGGAGGAACATACCCGCCGCCATCAAGGCAGATGGCCTCGATTGGGAACAATGCCAGCAGCTTCAAAGCCAAGGCTATGGCGCATACCTGGTGGTCAATGGCCCTGGACACAGGGATGAAGAGATTGACCAATGCCGAGCCATATTCGTCGAGTTTGATGACCGCCCTGTTGAAGAGCAAATTCTCTTCTGGCAGGATTTGGGCCTACCTGAGCCTACATTGCAAATTAAGACCCGCAAGAGTGTTCATACCTATTGGCGAATTGAATGCAATGTAGAGGCATGGAGAGGCCTCCAGAGTGATCTTTTAGCTCACACCGGAGGTGACGCTTCTCTGAAGAACCCATCCAGGGTAATGAGGCTTGCTGGCTCCTATCACTTCAAGTCCGGCGAAGAACCCACCCTCTGCGAGGTGATTCATAGTTCAGACAGGCAATACACCTACGAGGAGCTAAGGCAGGCTATCCCTCCACAGCCTCAACAGCAGGAGGTACAACCTAGGTACAACCTCTTGACTACCGACGATGCCATCCCCCTGGAGAAGCTTCTCACTCTCAGAGATCGCGCCCTAATCGAGTCTGGTTCTCCCGATGGAAACAGGAACAATGCTGGCGCCAAGCTAGCCCGCAATTTGATTGGTACGGCCAAGTACTGTGACTTGCTAGGACACCGCTACGACGCTGATCCTCGCAGCCTATTCGATTACTACTGCTCTCGCTGTACTCCAGCCCTCTCACGGGCAGAGGCCAATCAAATCTGGAAGTCCGCCGAGAAGGATAATCCCAGACCCAGTCTCACACCAGAAGCGATCGAGAAGAACATCAGGGTCTGGCGCAGCAAGCAATCCAAGGAAGAGAACGTCCAGCTAGCAGAGGCCTACAAGGAGCAGGCGGTCGATCAGCAGGAGTCTGAAGACGAGTACAGCCTCATCTGCAGCGCTGTTGCATCAACCCTGGACATCCCCGACCTCTTCAAGCAGGAGCTACTACAGCGCCGCCTAGCGACACAGTACAAGCTACCCACCGATTACATCCAGAAGTTGGCAGAGCACATGAGACGACAGAAGGAAAAAGAAACGAAAGGTCAGACTAGCTTTACCCTGCAAGAGATACTGGAGATGCCCCTAGAGGCCCAGAGCTGGCTTGTTCCCGGACTCATCCCTTTTGGCGACCAGACCATCATCGGTGCTGCACCAGGAGAGGGCAAGAGCCTAATGGCCTATGACCTAGCCTATGCAGTGGCCACCGGTACCGAGTTCTTGGGGCAAGAGGCACATCAGGGCAAGGTACTCTACTACGCCCTAGAGGAGTCCATCTTCACCATTCAGAAGCGCCTCTACCAGCGTGGATTCGACGGGGTTGAGGACGGTGAGATTCTCATCATCGAAAGAGAGTTCGACATGTTTAACCTGGAACCCTTCGAGCAGCGTATCCAGGAGACAGGCGCCAGTCTGATTGTTCTCGACTCCTACCGCAAGATCCATTCATCCAGCGGCATCGACGAAAATCATGCTGACTTCTCCAAGCTCGCCTATCGCCTCCAGGGAGTTGCCCAGAAGCTCAACGTGGCGATTGTAGTCGTACATCACCACAACAAAAGCCAAGCAGACCGCCTCATAGACCGCCTCGCAGGGAGTGGAGCTCTCCCAGGTGCCTGCTCAACTATCTTGCAGATGGAGCGAACGAATCCAGCAGCCGAGAGGGATACCCGCAGAAGGCTATCGGTGACCAAGCAGCGAGATAGCGAACCAACTGCCTACGAGATTAAACTTAACCTCACCAACTACCACTGGGACTTAGAGCAGAACCTAGGCATCAGCTACGAGGTCCACGAGGCTGAGGGGAGAATACTCGAAGTCCTGAATGAGATTGCGCCCAATGGCATGGAGGGAGCCGATATAGCGGCCAAGCTGGCTGACACATCCAAAACGATTGTCTATCGAGCCCTCAACAAGCTGACAGAGCGTAGTGTAATCACGCTCAGGCGAATCCCTGGTACCAAGAGGCGAGTGTATAGCATTGACAGGGCTGAAGTTGTCTCACCACAAGACATTGAGCCTGATATAAGTTTTTCTAATGATTACGAAATGGAGCCTGATATAAGTTTTTCTGATAATGCCGAGATTGAGGAGAGTATAAATTTTCTCAATGGCTACCAGGAGGAGGAGGAGGAGCCCGTGGTGTACCCCCTTCCTGAACCACCGCTAACCGAGGGGGACATCATCGACGCTCAGGAGATCATCGATCTAACGGATGAGACTAACGCGGCTGAGGTCCTAAAAGCTCTCACCGAGGCCTTCACGGGAGAGCGTAAAGCACAGCTCTGGCAGGCCTTAACAGAGACTCAGAGACAGAAGCTGCAACGACTTTCAACCCTAGCAAAACAGCGGGAGGTAGCGTGATGGGAGGCTTTAGATGGAAACCGGAGGAAGAGATGTTGCTCGACTCCCTAACTGAGCAGTACCCGTTTGAACAGTTGTGCGCTACGTACAATCGCAAGGCAAAAGAGCTTGGCTATCCAGAGCGGACCAAGTACAGCATTGAGTCTCGTCTGGCACAATCGCTAGGTTGCTCCCGGATGGCAACCCTGGACAGATTCACAGCCAGCTATCTTGCAAGGGAATTGGGCACATCCACTGCGAGGGTATTCTATTGGATTAAGACTGGGAAGCTAAAAAGCCGCATGTGGGGAGATCTCCACGCGATTAGCCGCGTTAACTTAGCCAGATTTGTGAAGAAAAACCCAGCGATCGCCAAAAGGCTTGATCAAGAGAAACTTGCTTGGCTCCTGGATGGGGTTGACATATGATGTGGCATGCTCTAATCTAGGGGAACCATCAAGGAGAACCCATGAAATTCAAAATTAATGCCCAACAATTCGCTATCGCTCTCTCGAAGGTTAGCCGGGCAATCCAGAGCAGGCCCGCTACCCCCGTATTAGCCTGTGTCTTGCTTGAGGCAGACGCGGAGACTGATCGGGTTAAGCTCACCACTTTTGACCTTTCTTTGGCGATTGAGACTAATATCACCACTCCCGTATCACAATCGGGAAGGGTGGCCGTCCCCTTCTCCCTTCTGTCCAGCATCATCTCCAAGTTGCCTGATGAAATCGAGCTCAGCACCAGAAACCTGGAGGTACTGGTTAAGGCTGGCCGAATCAAATCGAAGATCCAGGCCCTAGACGCCGAGGAGTATCCCGATATACCCCAAGTCAAAGAGGAGTCCCTGGTCCTGCCATCTAGCCTACTCTGGGGAGCTATTAGGAGCGTGGTCTTTGCTGCTAGCAAGGATACGTTCAGGGGGATTCTCCAGGGAGTACGCTTTGAGTCTAATGGTGAGACTCTAGAGATTGCCGCCACTGACGGGCATAGGTTGGCTACCTACACCGCGCCCTATGCTGGGCCCAAGGCTGAAAAGACTATTCCAGCTAGTGCCCTGGAGGCGCTCACTGGACTCATTGCCAATAGCGAGACCATCCAGCTAGCAGCCAATAACTTTTGCGTGGATTTATCCGCAGAGAGCGGCACTGTCACCTCTCGCTTGCTTGAAGGCAACTATCCACAGTACCGCCTGCTATTCCCTAAATCATTTGCTGCTACTTGTAGGGTATCCAGACAGGCGTTAATAGCCGCCCTGGAGCGCGCCTCCATCCTAGTGGCTAATAGCACAAAAACAGTCACCGCCTCTATCGCCAGTGACGAGCTAATTGTCTCCTCGAAGGCTGAGGCTAACGAAATCTCAGCAGCCCTCTCAGCGGACCTACAGGGAGATCCAATCAGCCTACGCTTCAACGTCACTTACCTCCTGCAATCGCTGAAGGCGATTCCTGCTGAAGAGGTAATTATCCACACAAACTCGCCCACCACACCTGTGGTTATCAAGGGCGTTGATGACGAGTATCGAGCTCACCTTATAATGCCCATCAACAAAGTCGAGAGCTGAAATGTCAACCCTGATACCCCGCTACCCCGGATCCAAAGCCCGTTATCTCATCCAGTGGGATGATGGCAGTCGGTTTGATGCAGTCGTTGAGCCTTTTTTGGGTGCAGGCCACTTCCTGCAATACTATTTACCCAGAGTCCAGCACGCTTTTGCAGCAGAAGCCGACCCATCAGTTCTGGCCATTTGGCATAGCTGGCTGCGCCCTAACGAGCACCACCGCGTCTACTGGTGGATCAATAGCCTCCAGAGGGACTTTGCCTTTGATACAAAGCAAGCCTGGGCGTGGCAGTTCCTTAAGGATGTCTTCCACGAGCCCTCTAGTGACCCTACCATGTTGGCCGCTGCCTCCCTGGTGATCAGAAAGCTCGCTTTTGGTGGAATAGTCCGCTGTTCCAAAAATGGCAAGCTAAATGTCACTTACTCCAAGCTGCAGCTCCCTGAGCTACTTAAGTGGAAATACCACTTCCCCCCTCAGCCTTCAATTCCCATTCACCTTGACCAGGATTGGAGCGACGCTGTCACGACTTTTTCCGAGAGCGAGGCTGTCGAGGCAATAGCCCTGGTAGACCCTCCCTATTATGTACCGCGGAGATACGGTAGGGTAACCCCCTGCTACCCAAACCACAAGCCACATAGCCCGGATACGCTGGATCTATTCCTGGATTGCACCAGCTCGCTGTTGTCCACGGGTCGGTGCAGCCGCATCATCTGCACCAACTACTACTCCCCTGAGACGGATGACGCCATTAGGGCGATCGCCAGCCAGTATAATTGTCCGATCACACTGGAGATGGGCAGCACGCTCACCTCAATCAATCGAGGCATGGAAGCTAGCTCCATCAACATTGAGGCCACATGGATTCTAGGGCACGAATACGCTAGACAACTAGAGCTATTCGCCTCTTGACAAAGGGGCTGGCATGCTCTAGGCTAGAAATATCCCACAGGAGAAAGATTATGAACTTCAACGAATTAACCTATCGACAACTGCGCACCTTCTGCAAAGAAAACAGAGTTAGGGGCTACGGCAAGCTGGACAGAGACGGAATGATTGGGCTGCTCAGGGCCCTGTATGATGAGCCCGAACTCAATGGACAATGTTGCGATGTCCTGGAGGGCTGGACTGGCAGGTGCTGCGATGTTTGCAATTACCAGAGGTCAGACCTGGTTGAGGAAGTCGCACTCACCGAGCTAACGGCTAGGGTGGTCATGGATGCCCTGTTTGGCGTATTCGTCTTCGCCCTCACAGTCTGCTGGTTTTTGGTCCTGGTAACGTACCGCGCAGGAAGGCACTCAGGTAAAGTGGTAATATCCTTTGCCGATGCCGCCGCCTCTCTGCTTAATTCCTGGACCGCCTTCTCCGAAAGATACTCACTTTAACTTGAGGCAAAACATGTTTGTTCTTAAAAACAAAGAAACAGCCCTGCAAATCATTTCCGATGCCCTAGAGGCCTTCAAGGCTGTCCACGATGGCAGGGTCACTCACAACGGCAAGCCGGTAACAGTCAACTTGTCTGTCTGGGGCTGCGAGCATGGAGATCACTGTCAGGTATGCCTAGCAGGTGCCTACCATCTAGCCAAAACCGGAAGGCTGATATCTCATGAGAGAACGCCCGTGAGCGACGTAGAGTACTTCCTCAACGATCTGCGATCTGCCTACTGGCGCGTCCTGTATGAACTCGAGGCGGGTGGGATCAAAATCCCTCCGGTTGCAATCGATTACAACCGGCAAGACCCACAGCACATCATTGAGTTCCTGGAGGCCCTGCTGAAGCTTAATTCTCCAGAGGAGCCGATACCTGTCCCTGCCAAACAGAAGAGGCAGCAGCCTGTTTCTGTCCGCGCTTGAGAACTTCGCAACCGCCCTGATCCCAGGGGTTGGGGCGGTTAAACTTAACTAAGCACACCACATATCTAGAGAGACATAATGGCCACTAAGGTCCAAATTGGCATCCCCAAAAATATTGCAGTAACCGGAAGAATCAAAGATTGGCTAGCTAGCCCAGACAAGAGGTTAGCAGTATCCTGCACTGTCTTTGCTGTGGACGACACCATGGACGAGACTTCAGACTCTATTGAACAGAGCTGGCTTTTTACCAGCAAGGCATTGCGCACGGGCGCTGGAGTGGGAATAGATTTATCCAAGCTAAGGCCTAAGAACATCCCCAATAGCAGGGGGATGATTTCCAGTGGCCCTGTTAGCTTTGCCAAGATCTACTCAACGCTCAACGAGATACTCCGGCGTGGAGGTGTCCTCAAGTATGGAGCAGTAGTCCTGTATCTGGACTATGACCACCCTGACGCCTCCGACTTCTTGAATGCCACGGCCAAGGACCTACCCTGGGCAAAGAAAGCCCTCTACGTTGACGACGGCTTTCTCAAGCACGATATCCTGCGGCTAGCGACAGAGAAGGTGCGCGATGGCAGCCTGTTTCTAGCCAAGAAGCGATGGGACAAGGAAGGAAGGCGGCTCTATTCCCAGGTGTGTACCGAGATCCTAATCCCCCACAGAGGTACCTGCCTCCTCGCTCACCAGCAACTGGGTAGCACCACAATAGAGGAGATTCCTCAAGCTGCTGAAGCTGGCATGAGATTCCTCTGCGAACTGCACCCCCAAACAGGAGTGGGCGATTCCGGTATTTACCTGCGGCCGGAGGAGGATAAACAGGTTGGCTTTGGGGCTTTGGGCCTTGCTAGTCTGCTTGCTATTGAAGGTGTTAAATACAAGGATTTCGTAGAGGCCCTAGAAGTCGTCCTCTTCTGGTATGAGGTCACACAGGGCATGTTCTACAAGTCTCCTGAGAGCAAAGCCCAGGAGATAGCCATCGCCATCTTTGAGGGAATGCACAGGGCGGCTAGGGTGGCAAGAGAGCATGGTATGTCCAGGGCTTTTACAATCGCCCCTTGTGCCAGAGTCTTCACTGATTACAAAGACAGGGAGGGCTATACCGCTACTCCCGAGATCTCGCCTCCTACCGCCCTAGAGGTTGAGCGAGACAGCGAGGCTTTGGGCACCCAGGTCTATCACTTCAACCCCAAGTGCGAGACAGCTCAAGAGGTAGGCTGGCCTACTTACTATCGCCTGGTGAAGGCCTGGCAGGGAATGATGGAGTCTACTGGCCTAGCCCACGCGATCAGTTGCAACATTTGGGATACCTGTGAGGTTAACGAGGACTTCATCCGAGATTGGTTCGCCTCGCCCTTGGTAACCACATATTATCGCTGGACAACTAAAGCCCTGGATGCCCAAGACAAGACCGAGATACTTGCCGAGGACTTCTTCGGTTTTGACGTAGACCCAGATCTTGGACCGCTAGTCACCTGCAATGCAGATGACCAGGAATGCAGTAGCTGCGCTGAATAACAAAACAACAAGAGGAAAATCATGGAAAAATTCATAACAGGCCTCAGATCGCTCAAAAGGTCCTGGGTGCCTACCTGTGCTGACAAAGACGAGGCTAAGCCGGGTTCAGAAAAACTGATTGGCAGGTCTTTAGCCCTGAGCGTCCTGGAGATTCCAGTAGGAGATTGGATAATTGAAGCCTCCAGACGAGAGCTCAACCAGCTACCCCAAGTAGCCATCGACCTACTGCTGGACAATGCCAAGGATGAGGAGCAGCATGACATTGTGCTCAACCTCAATAAAGCCGCCTATGGCCTTACTACGCCACAGATGCAGTCAGAGGGCAATGCGATCGCCCAACAGTGGCTGGAACACGGTGACCACCCTTTGGTCAAGGCAGCGGTCTTGGAGAGTTCCATCTTCTTTGTACTCCTGCCCATATTTCGCTTCTTTGGTGGAGCTAGCCTGCGTACAGCCAGTGCGGATATTAGTGGGGATGAGCGAGTCCACGCTAGCCTTAATAGGGCCCTGTCTAAGCACCTGGGCTATACCTGGAGCCCTAGCCTAGACGAGCTAAGGAAGGAAACAGTCGCCTGGGTAACCGAGGGACTGGACATTGAAGGCACTCAGTACGGCAACCCCGACTTCTGGATGAAAACGAGCGACAATCTACTCTATAGCGGCAAGGCACCCCAATTGCAAGCGACCAAGAAGGCTCGAATGATAGCACCCTTTGAAACCAACAATGCCAACATTCCTGTATACTATTAAGAAAGAGGACAACTAGTGTTTAACCGAATCATCCAAACCATCGCTGCTGCAACCATCCTTGCCTCTGCCACTTTAGCTGCTGCACCTTCCTTGGCCCACCATCGTGAAGTTCAATGCCAAGTTACCTATGAACTAGGGGAAGGCAAGGTTTACGCTGACGGCGAATTAGATGCACATGGCCAGTGTTTTGCCTTGCCTGTTTCTGAGCTAACTGATGGATCCAGCAACGGGTTCGAAAAGTTTCTAGCCAAGGCCATTCAGATGGGCATCAAAGACGATTACGATAACGCGATTGTCAACGCCGTCCGCGCTTACGAAGCCGCCGACGATCATACTGAAAAGATTGTCGCTTTCCAAGTAATGTACGCGGCAAAACAAGCCAAGAGTGGCGGTGGCTATACTGCTTGGGTCAGGTACACCGGCGAACGCCACCCCTTGGATTAGAATCATGCCCCAAACTCCAGAAGAAAGAAAGCAGCGCAAGCGAGAAGCCGCAAAAGTCTCCTCCATGCGGCGCAGAGAGAGAATGAAGGAACAACTAGGCGCCATCAGGAGGGAGAGTTTTTGGGAGGACTACCCCCACGCTCCAGCCCTCCTGATGGAACTCAATGATCTACATCTTGCCGTTGTTGAACTCACCTACGGCATTGGCCCAGATAGGGAAGTACTCTCCTTTGCTGAAATTGGCAGGAGGTTGGGTATTTCTCGCCAGCGTGTTTGGCAGATGCATAAAAAAGCGATGAATCACCTCAGGGGGTATTGACATTCGCGTTAGACAAAGCTATATTGGGTATACCAACCAAGGAGACAAACCCCAGATGCAACCCACCCTTCAAGCCAAAATCAAGAACTTCGCAATCGCCGTTTCCGTTCCTGTTGTCCTGCTTATCGCCCACGGGGCGATGACCCCAACCCCGGAGGAAAAGCAACAAGAGGCTGATCAATTTCGTCAGGAGCTAGCGACCAGCCAAGCTGAAACTGCTGTCAGCTCCAAATATACAGATATCCTTCCCGAGATTGAAGCCAACGAGGCTCAGTTCCTCGCCGAGATAAAGGAATACACCAGCATCAACTACGACGCGATGGCGTATGTCAGCAGGCGTACAGACCTTGAGCTCCTGGACATTGGTTACGAGGCCTGCAACAAGATCGCCGAAAAGGGCTACGCGATGGCGCTGATGAACGACGTGGACACCCTGCAAATCGTCAGGGCCAGTGAAGGAATGATCACCACCAGGAGAAGCGCCTATTCCGCTAGCCACAACCTCTGCCCAGAGGAGAACTAATGAGACTTGCCTTACTCATCTCAACCAGCCTGATAGGTCTAATCGCCCTAGGGGCTCTCACCTACCCCAATCAGGGGAAGCGAGCCCCTGTCGCCCCTCCCATAGTAGACAAAGGTCTCCCCTCTCAATCAGTACAGCCAGTGCCAGAGACCAAGCCCTCGGAGATGATCGACCCAGATCCGGGTATCAATGCAACCGAGCGCAGATACCTAGCAGCCGCCTCAGAGGCGATGAGAGGCCTTGGCCACCCCGTTCTTGCCCACATCTCACCCGATCAAAGCAAGACTTACATCGACTATGGGTATGCTTATTGTTCCCTGGCGATCCAGTACGGCAAGGCTGAGGCTGAGCGACAGGTGATACAGTTTGTGATCGACAATAATGTAGATAAACCCCTCTCTGATCTGTACGCTTCGCTCTCCGCAGCCGCCCTGGTTGAGCTTTGCCGCGAAGTTGAACCTGATGCCCTGAACTACCCCATTTTTTGAGGTGCCAGTCATGGAAGAATATCTCCCAAAAATGAGCTTAGAGGCTGAGATAGAGCTGGAAAAGACAATCTTACTCCTCACCGATGGGTCGGAGGATGCTAAGCGCCGCATACGCAAGATTGTGGATTGCCTATTCAACCAGGATGTGCTGATCCAGAGGATGTTCAAAAAGCTCGGAGATCAGGAGCTGATTATCCAGGGCTTAACAGAAGAACTAAATCGCCGCAGAACCTGGATAGAGAGATTGAAGATGTGGTTGGGTATACCCGTAACCCTAACCCTGATTGTGAATCACACAGAAGAGGAGGACGAATGAAGCGGAAGCGATTTGATCTGATTACGATTGCCTTCCTCCTCAAGGCTGGCATCCTGTTATCCTTCTCCCTAGCCGCGATCATTGCCATGGGCCTCCTTACCTGGGCACTCGGCGAGAATGTGGCCGCCCTGTCCATAAGGGCCTCGGATGCCATAGCTTGTCTGCAAGATAAGCAAATGTGCCGCAAGGAGGTTCAGGAGTGATGGATAGACATGAAGTGGTTGCTCTGATTGATGCAGCGATCGCCAGACATGAGAGGAAAGCTCTGGTGCTGCACTCCCCAGTTGTCCTAGGCCTTGCGGTCCTCCTGTACGTCCTCCACCGAGTCCTCCCTTGAGCGAATTTGCCGAGCAGGCGATCTTCTTCAACTGGGTGCGCTATAGGGCCCTCACAGACGAGCGATTTGACCTGATATGGCATACTCCCAATGGTGGCTCCAGACATCCAGCGGAGGCTAGGAGGCTCAAGGAGGTAGGCGTTCAAGCCGGTGTTCCCGATGTGTTCTGCGCCATACCCACTACTGCCCACCCTGGTATGTTTCTTGAATTTAAATACGGCAAGGGTAGACTGGGCGAGAATCAGGTGCACTACCTGAGGCTATTAAGGCAGCAGGGCTACAAATGCGAAGTGGTATACAGCCACACGGAAGCAATTAAGGCGGTCTGCGAATATCTGCAAATAACTGATGATCTGTATCAAATATGATCCATCCCGCAACAGAGAGATCACAATACCTCACCACTGCAAGGCTGGCCCTCCTAATGGGACGATGCTGTTCGCAGTTTTTTTTGCCTGATATATGGAGACAAAAAGACATGGACAAGGAAAAACCAACCCTAAAGCTCGAACCCTGGCACAGAGAGGCAGCCAAAGAGTTGCTAGCCGCCTTTGAGGCCAGACAAGCAAACCTAGACAAATTAAAGGAGGCTATGGAACGCCATGGAAAACAAACCAATTGAGCTGAGCCTGGAGCAGCAATTCGCTATCAAGCGATTCAATGATCAGGTAATGCAGATGAATGTTGATCAGGCTAGAGAGTTTGCCATACTGCTCAATAAGCAGTTGGTTGTCCAGAACGCGTTGTTTGCTGCCATCATCAAAAAAGAATGGGGAATAGGAGAAAGACTATGATTTTTCACTCGAAGAAAGAAGCTCTTAATTTAATCGCCGACGCCCTCACTGCCTTTAAGGCGGTCCATCTGGGGCTCGTCTCCCACAACGGTAAGCCGGTTTTTCCCAACCTGCGCATCTGGGGAATGGAAACCGAGGGCTGCTGCGAGGTATGCTTGGCAGGTGCGTATCACTTGGCCAAGACAGGAGAGATCAAAAGAGCCATGGGTCTAAGACCCCAAGTGGAGGTATTTCTCGATTCCCTCAGAGCTCAGCGCCCAGCGGCTTTGAGAGACCTGCGGAGAGCGGGAGTCGAAGTTCCAGTCTCTAGCCCACTGTACTCGTGCAATAATCCCGATGATGTCATCGAGTGGCTGGAAGAACTCCTGCGAGTCAACAGTCAGCCTGCTCCTGCGCCAACCAAACAGAAGCAGCCTGTCTCTGTCTCGGCTTAGCTTGCCAATCCAGCAACTCAAACCCTCTTCTCAATGCGCCCAACCTAGACTTGAGAAGAGGGTTTAGCTTTTGGTTAAAGCATGGCAAGCAATACGCGTTCAGGGCCAGCAAGAATTCTGTTCTACGCCGCTGATGGCACCACGGTAAGCACTACAATCGACCGTGATCAGCAGCTAGAAGACGCTACAGTAACCCTGGAACTGGATACCTTTGAGCATACCACCCAGCTATCTAGCCGCCCCTACAAGTATGTCAGGACGGGTATTGAAGGCATGCTGGGGCTCTCGCTCAGCGACATCACCTTGGCCAACATTGCTCTAGCCTATCAAGCGAACATCATTGTCGACCCCGCTACTGGCTCCACCAAGCGGAAGATTGAGATCTCCGATGGTGCTGGCAAGGTTATCACGGGGCGCAAGGTCACCATCCAACCCTACGATGGCGATGCAATTGCCGCTGCTGAATACTGGATCACTTTCCTCAATGGCGCAATCGTTGATCCTAGCGATACCCAACTAGCTTTTGGCCTCTCTACACAGCAGGCAATCAACTTCACTCTTCGGTCTCTACCTGATCCAAATCGCGATAACATTCGCGTTGTATTTGGCGATGACAGCTTTGTAAGCCCTTAATCACCTTAGCCAGCAGGGCGATTGCCCTAACTTCTCGTCGCATACTGCTATGGGTGGTAAGTGCGAAAATGGCTTACTACGTCCAACAGCAGTGAAATACTGCGGGATTTCCATCCCTGCTCTTGTAGCCGCTCGTAGATGGCTGCTTGATTATTTTCACCGCTGGCTAGAATTTCTGCTGCTACTTCCGGCAAATCCTCCCGCCAGTAGCGATCCACATTCCCCTCGCCGACAATTTTGGTGACCTCCTCTTGGGTAGGGATATGGGAGATTGGCCTTGCTTCTTCTGGCAAGGCTCCGTGCGCCGTATCCTCTCCCGCAATCAATTTCTCAGCAAATTGATTTAATTCCTCACTCCAGCTAGCTGGCCCGAAATAAGGAGATCTTATCTCATCGGATTCCGCTTTTTTTGCCTCCAGCTCCTCGTAGCACAGCTCGCGCACTTCCAGGCTGGGGGCGATCCAGGCACGAGCAACTGGATCCCATTCGCATCCCAATTGCTTCAATCTACCGCGCATGGCGTAGCTCTGAGAATGCCGGATTTCGAGGTCTTTGCGTGAAATGAATCTATCCATTGTCTAACTCCTGTTGGGGTAATGAATTAATATTAATACATGCCAGCGATTTGTCAAGCACTTTGGCGTACCCCTCACTCTCTGCAAGGTCTGTGCGAGAATGGCATTACAGATTTGTGATGCGCCATGTCAATCTCAATAAAACAACTCCTGGGCAAAGTAGAGCCCATAACGACAATCACAGACGCTGAGGGCAATGTCTTCAACGTCTTTTCCCCCAATCAATTACCGGAGGAGTTTTACCTGCGGTTTGTGGACGCGAACGCCGACATCCAGGAGATCAGCGATCGCTTTAACCCTTACATCACCTGCAAGACCAAGAAGGGCTCCAAAGTTATCGATGCGGTAGATTCCCAAAAGTTTGCTGAGTACTTCCTTGGTTGTTCGGTTAGCGGATTCCCTGCCCTCTACCCCGAAGATGAAGAAGCGACAGATGTCTTTGTGGATCGCTTTGTTTCTGCCCACCAGGTTGAGCTGAATTACCCCGCCTCCGCCACCGGACGGTATGACCTAATGTTTGGGAATGCGGTATCACCTGTGGATTCAAACCGACTGGAGAAGAGTATGGCACCAGCGATTCGAGCCTGGATTGAGGCAGTCGCTCAAATGCCGCCAGATCACCTCAAAGGGTTGCCAACCAGCTTAATTACCCAGATATTCGGGCAACTAAAGGATGAGCTACAAAAGGCTCGCAAGGGAGAGCCAGAGGAGGAGACTGAGGGAAACGGATAGGTCCAGGGGAATTCAAGCAACGCTACATACGAGACTTCCTGGACAACCTACCCATCCTTGCCACCTACGGCTACACTCCAGACGAGGTGCTGAAGCTCCCCCACTGGAAGATTATAGAGCTAGTGGAAGCCTATAGGCGATTCAGAGCTGATAGCCTACTGGAGCTCAAGGACGCTATCCAGCTAGGTGCTGGCACCTCAGATCAGAAGAGCATGAATGCTATCTATCAATCTCTGCTCAAAAAAGCTGGCTACGGGGATCACCAGAGAAAGCAGGGTTCTTCGCCTTGGACCGCTGAGTTTCTGAAGATGCTTTAATCTCAAGGCTAGACTAGAATTGCCCACCTTGAGATTTTCCCCGTGGCAACCTCTGAAATCGCTGCAATTTCAATTAGTATCAGCCTTGACAAGCGCAAGCTTAAGAGTGGCCTAGTAGAGTTCAGGCGTGATGCCCTTGATGCAGCTAAGCAGATTAGCCAGCAGTTCAGTGAAGCCCTTAGCAGCGGGACAAAACAGGCTGTCAAAGAACTAGGTGCCGAACTCACCAGAGTTAGTAAAATCGGCAAGAATGTTGGCGTTGCCCTAGATAGGGATTTATCCAGGGGGATTGCTAGCGCCACCAGAGGAGCTAGAGACCTAGGACTCGCCCTAGAGAAGACTGGCTATGCTGGCAGAAAGGCAGGAGATCAGTTTGCCAAGGGGTACGCCCAGGGGTTGCAATCCACCAAGGTTCAGGCTGCCAAAGTCGGACAAGAGGCGGGTACAAGCTTTAGTAGGGCGGCTGGAGGCCAGAGGTCCATCCTGCAAGGAGTTGGACAAGGATTTGGCCAAACCTTGGTCTTAGGTGCTGTCCAAGCAGTTCAGTCAGGTGCTGGCACCATTGCATCAGGTCTTGGTGGCATTGTTACTCAGGCGTTTCAGGCTGGTACAGCGCGCGATCAGATTCGAGCAACCGTTGAGGCCTTGACCAAGGATGTTGGCCTCACCAAGCAACTGCTGCAGGACATGAGCGATTTTGCTGAGAAGACGCCCTTTAACCTGCCACAGGTAAGAGAAGGCGGCAAAGTCCTGTTGGCTATGGGAGTTCAAGCCAAGGACCTTATCCCCACCATGCAGGAGTTGGGTAATGCCGCTGCAGCTACAGGCACTCCCTTCAATGAGCTAGCTGCTATCTACGGCAAGATGCGAGTCCAAGGCAGGGCCTACCAGGAGGACATCAACCAATTCAGTGGACGTGGTATTCCCGTCGCAGAGGAGCTGCAAAAGCGCTGGGGAGCTACCAGTGAAGAATTCCGCAAGATGACCGAGGATGGTGAGATTGGCTTTGAGGCCATTCGTTCAGCCCTACAGGCGATGTCCGCTGAGGGTGGGAGATACCACGGTCTGCTCGACAAAATGGCTAACGAGACGGGAGGAAAATTCTCTAACCTGCAAGACCAGATCACTGGCATCTGGGAGAACACCTTCACGGCGATGAAGCCAGCTATTGATGGCGCGATTAATTTTGGCTCTGAGTTTGCGTCATCGATTGAGCAGAACGAGGAGCTCTTTGGTGCCCTTAATCAGGTTTCTCTGGAGTTTACCAGCTATCTGGAGCAGAACCCAGGGCTAGCGAAAGAGCTGGCTGATGTGATTGCTGGTATTGCAATCGAGGCCCTGACAGAGCTAGCTAGGCTAGGGCGAGAGTTCCTGGACTACCTCAAGCAAAATCCAGAGGTGATTAGAACCGCTGCCTACATAGTTGGAGACTTGGCCAAGGGGATGGCACAGGTAGCCAAGTTCAGCTCTGATATCTTCGGCTGGGTAACCAAGTTCGCCCAGGGGTTAACCAGGGCACATGAAATCGCCACGCAAATTGGTATCGCCATGAGGGAGATTGCCCTAAATCCCCTCCAGGGTATTCCAAAAGCCCTCCAGGGTGGCTTTAATCCTGCAGAAGGAGGAGGGGGCGGACAATCGGGTGGTGTCACCTTCGCCATTCCCGGCAAGTCGGTTAACGAGAAGATCAGCTCTCCCTATGGACCTCGCTGGGGAAGGCTACACGCTGGTAATGACTACAGCTACCCAGAGGGGACTCCAGTCCAGGCCTCCATTACAGGCAAGGTTATTGAGGTGGCCAAGGACAAAGGGGAGTACTTTCTTGGCATAGAAGGGGTTGTGGATGGCAAAAAGGTAAAGATTCGCCTGGGGCACCTGGATTCCATTAATGTCGGCAAGGGCCAGCAGGTCCTCACAGGGCAAAGGGTGGGCACGGTTGGTGGCGATAGGATGCCTGGAGGAGGCAAGGGTAGCTGGGGTAGTACAGGCGCTCACCTCCACTATGAGACTTACATCAACGGCAAGTCGATGGATCCTCGCAAGTTTCACTCAATTATGGGTGGAGCCCAGGGGATGAAGGGAGGGAGTGGAGCCCCTCCTAGGGCTACCGCCGCTGATGGTGGATCCCCCTATACGATTACTCGCTTTCCTGGAGGCGCCAAAGGGGGAGGCGGCGGATTCAATGCCGCTCAATTGGGCCATGCCAAGACCATTGCCCAGGTGGGGCGTGGTATGGGTATGAGCGATCGCGATATCAAGATTGCTTTTGCTACAGCCCTGCAGGAATCAGGCTTGCGTAACCTTGCCCATGGGGATAGGGACTCCCAGGGTTTATTCCAGCAGCGTCCTAGCATGGGCTGGAAGAACGTCACCGACCCCAAGACCGCCGCCGAAAGCTTCTTTAGGGAGTTAGCCAAGGTTAAAAATCGTGGGTCACTCAGCGTCGCTCAGGCGGCTCAGAAGGTACAGCGCTCCGCCTATCCTGACGCTTACGCCAAGTGGGAGGATGAGGCGTCCACAATTCTGAGTCAGATAGGTGGTGGTGGAGGAGCAGCCGCTGGGGGAGGCGGGGACTCAGCCCTAGATACACAAATGCGTGCCAAGCTAGCTAAGCAGCGTGCTGCCTCGGCCAAGGCTGCTAAGGAGAAAGCAGAGCGAGAGAGGCAGAGGGCAGTTGACGAGGCCAGACGACTACATGATGCCGCTCTGCGCCAGAGCAGAAAGAATCAGGATGCTCAGATTGAGGCAGACCAGAAGCAGTACTTGGCTACACTCAAGGGTAACCTCGCAAGCATTACAGACCCCAACCTCAAGGCTTCAGGGCAGATCAATCTAGAGAAGAAAACCAGGCAGTTCTCTGGCATCAATGAGCGCCGAGACCTCAACCAGGAGCTCAAGGACCTGCAGATAGCCCAGAGTCGTAAGATTCAGGACAAGGTGAAGGGTGGAGTAGACTATGCCGCTGCCATTAAGGCTACCCAGAAGCTTATTGCCGAATCCAGGGCCCTGGAGCAGCAGGAACTCAAGAATATCGCCACTGGCAAGGCTGCTGAGGATGCAGAGGAGAATAGAGCCCTAGCGAGGGAAAGGCGGGTAAAGGAAAGGGAGAGGGCCTTTGAGGCGGAAGAGAACCAAATTAAGAAGACCATTGCCGAACTAGAAGCGGATCCAACTCGAGTCTCGGATGTGCGGCGTGAGACACTTGAGCTTCAACTAGAGCGCAAGCGAATCGCCCATGAAAGTGCCCTGGAGATGGATGAGCTCAAGAATACACTTGAGGACCTAGTGAGGTTACGCACCCAGAAGATTGCCAGCGGCATCACTGGTGGGGTTGATTATACCGCTGAGATTAACGCAGTTCAGGCCCAAATTGCGGCCGAGACCAAGAAGGCTGCTGATAAGACCTCTATTGTGAACACTCGTGAGTTAGGAGTGTTTGCTGAGGAGAACTTTAAGCTAGCCGAATCAATCAAGGAGACTAGCGAAGCCTTGAGAGGACTGCAAGAACAGTTTGGCAACAACACACCTGAACAGCAACACCAGCAAGAAATCAGGGCGATCGCTGAATCCTACTCTCGCTATCGAGAGGAAATTGACCAGCTTATTGAGAGGGAGAAGGCCCTCCAGGCTGCTGAGGGGGCTACCGTGGACAACGAGCAGCGCATGCTGGAATTACAGTTGAGGCGTACTCAATCCACCAAGGATGAGGCAGCCGCAGTCAGGCTACTCAACGAGGAACGTGCTAGGTCACGTCAGACTGAGCTGAGGGACTTGGCTGGTCAAGTCCTGCAGCAGCGCCAGTCAGTTAATTTGATGCGCATTGAGGCTCTGGAAGCCACCGGTAACGCCAATGATGCCAAACAGGCTGGACTGCTCAGGCTAGCAGATCAGACAACCAACTTCCTTGCTGAATATGCTAGGGCGGAGCAGGACATCAAGCAGCAGATTGCTGACATCAACTCTAGAATTGCCGACAGCCCTACTGACAATACCCTCAAGGATCAGAAGGTGCTGCTAGAGGAGATGGCTCGCATTAACTTGGATGGCCTCAAGGTGAGTCTGGAGGGAGTGAATACCCAGTATCAGGACCTGGTGGACGTCAATCGGCGAGTCAGCAAGGACATCCGCCAGATGGCAGGGGAGGAGCTGAAGGGTTTCTTCTCCTCGGTGATTAGTGGCGCTGAGAGTATTGGAGATGCCTTTGGCAATCTGTTTGATAACCTGCTCACTCGCATCGCTGATCTTGGTGTTAACCTGCTCTTCGAGAACCTATTTGGCGGCATAATGAATCCCAGTGGCGGGGGAGGAGGAGGCCTAGGGGGCTTCCTGGATATCGGTAAGTCCCTACTCGGTCTGGTGGGCTTCGCCAAGGGCGGTGTCATTCCTGGCAGAGGCAACAGAGACAGCGAACTTATTCGTGCCATGCCGGGAGAGGGGGTCCTCACCAAGAACGCCATGAAGCACCTTGGCACAGGCGGTCTCAGCTTGCTAAATAACCTACCTAAGTACGCCAAGGGTGGCATGGTAGGCAACAATATTGTCCCCTTACCCAGTAGAGTGATGCCCAATGCGCCGCAAGCTCGTAGCGACGGTCCAGCTAAGGTAGAGGTCAGCTACAAGGCAACTGAAATCGCTGGACAACGATACCTCACTGAGGAGCAATTCCAGAGGCTAGCACCGCAATTGGTGCAGGCAGGAGCCGATAGAGCCCTAGGTAGGCTCCAGAACTCTACCTCGGCTCGTAGGTCAGTAGGCCTCTAGGCGCTTGTTGATCTCGTTGAGGGTAACCTGCGCTACCGTAAAAATTGCGGCGGTATTTTCCAAGTCTCGTTGTTGGTTTTCCTTGAGTTGATTCAGAAGCTGTTGCAGTCGTTCGCTCTTTTTCATGGGTCTTGTCTCCCGTTGCTGTAAACCAACAATAGCACCGCGCATTGGCAATGTCAATGCTTTTGTCAACCCATAACAAAATGATACAATATACCAATAGGCTCAGTATACAATGTCCAAGCTAAAAGTACCTTATATCCACGAGATTCCGTCCCTCCTCGCCTGTTTTGGAGCCGGACTACTCCTAGTACCAAAAGACGGAAGAGTGACCAGTGCAATCTATCAATTCTTCAGGGTAGGGATAGAACATTGGGCATTCCTATTTATTCTTGTGTCGCTGCTTGGCTTCTTTGGGCTCGCCAAGGCTGATTACCGCATCTGGAAGACCCACTGCATCCTAGCTGCGACCCTCTTCTCACTGGTTGCTCTATCCCTGCTAGAGAAGCGCACCTATACCGGAATTTTTGTCTATGCCTTCCTCGCGTTTCATAGCTTTAGGGCTGGCTTCTACCTGCCTCTGCCTCCTCCTAGTGTGGCCTACCGCGCCATCGCTCACTCAAGATCAAAGTCAAAATGAAGCGCCATCCAATAGATGGGTTGATCTGCTGCCTGCCCTCGGGGGAGCTGGAACAGTCGGAGCTATAGCCACTTACTTCCTAGGTAGGCGCAAGGATGACACTGACAGACAAAAGGGGCAGTGGCAATACCTGGAGCAACAGCAGGCTAGCATTCTATTGGGGGTAAAATCACAAGCCGATTTTCTCCAGCAGCAGCTAGATAGGCTAACACTGCGCTACGACGCCCAGGAAAAAGAGAAGCAGAGTCTGGAGTCCAAGGTCGATGCTCTGCAATCGGAGAATTTCAGATTCCAACTTCGCATCAGCGAACTAGAGGGGCAGGCCAAGAGGTTGAGTATAGTGGAGAAGGAGCTGGAAGAGTGCCGCAGGGGACACGAGCGAGTTCTACGAGAGCTACAGAAGCTGAGAGACATGCAACGCTAGGAGGCTGGACTTGGAATTTCTCCCCCACGGTCACGTATGTCTCAGAGATGATCCAGCCATCATCTGGTTTCTGGTAATCTCCAACCTAGTTATCGCCGCAAGCTATATCTGGATTCCCTTCGGGCTATTCAACTTCGCCTCGGACCTACAGCTATATTCCAAGCAGCATAGATCGATTGTCGTGTCTTCGGCCGCGTTTGTCTTCGCCTGCAGCTTGACTCACCTGGCCGATATCTTGACACTCTACTATCCCTGGTACTGGTTCGCGGGTGCTATCGATGCCGCATGTGCCCTGATTAGCCTCTATACGGCTTTCAGTTTGGCGCCATACCTCAGATCGGCTATTGCAGCCTTTAAGGAAAATGTCACGCTTAGGAGGGCCATACAGAACCAGACAACCAGAATTCTTAATGCCATCGATCGCGAACGAACAGACCGCATTCTTGATGAAGAGGAGAGAGACATTCATGGCTAATCCTAGTATCGAACAATACCTAAGCAGCCTGGTTGATTCTGAAGCTGAGATTGACCTGCGGCTTGCGGATCAGTGGTATTATGACGTCCACATCAGGTGCGTCGAGAACGGGATGGTGCTTTTCACCTATCTGGAGAGTGAAGACGGGGACGATGGCAAGACTACCCACAAGATGCTGCAGTCCTTCTGGCGTATTGATGCAGTACTGGGCATTGACGTGGTGAGCGAATCTCGTACTGGTGGTAACAGCGACGGTGGAGACGAGATTGTATTCGTCCCGGACTAGAGCACCAGGGGTAGCAGGAACAGCCCAAAGGCAAAAAAGATGATGGCCACCCAGGCAAGCAGAAACAGGTCTAGCGTATCGAGGTCTCTCATCAAAATACCCTGAATGTAATTTGGCTTGTGATATCGCCCAGGTTCTCTTGTAGATCCAGTAGCAACAACCCATACCCTGTGGACGTATAGCTATTGTCCACCTGCCTGTGGAAGGCTGGCATCTTACCCTCTCCTACCTCTCCTAGGGCGCCAGCCATAATTAGGGCACCTTGCTGTCCTATCTGGATGAGGTGAGCGGTTAGTAGCCCTATCGCTCGATCTGTTTCCTCACCGTAATGACCTGGGTCGATGCGGCGATGAGCGTAGGCAAGGTTTCCCTGAATGTTCGACGGCGTCAGTGAGGCAAACTCAGGGTATTCAGATTGGAATTGCTCAATCGTGAGTGCCAAATAACTCCGCCTCTGCTAGCCTTCTACGCTTCAGCCCAGCTTCTACCTTGGTACCGGGATTGCGGTATTTCACAAATACCTCCCTAGCTTCTTTATACTCCTTGTTTCGCAGCATTCGCTGCATGCTCTCGAAACCCGAAAGCGCCGTAGCGAAGTGCTTTCCCAGGTTCCAGGCGAAGCTCAATAGGGCGCTCTTTTGATTGTTGTTCAGGCCATCCCAGTGAGGGACTGTCTTAGCTAGGGTGGGCAAGAACTCATACTCAACCTGGTGCTTCAGTAAGTCATCGGCTACCTGCTGGGTAATGCGATCGCCCAATTTAAAGGGTTTGCCGTTGAAGTTCTTTGTGCTGCCCCACCCGATTGTGATAGGCAGATTGCCGGATAGGGGGTCTGGGTAGGCAACCAAGTGACAGCCCTCAAACTCCTTAATCAGGTCAATGCCCTTTTGCAGCGGATGGACAACCGCAGGGGTGCTACCTCGCCATAGCTTCAGCACCCGCTCTAGATCGTCTTCGGGGACAAACCGCTTGATTAGTCCATCCAGTTGGTCGAGGGCTTTCTTTTGGTGCTCGTACTTGCGATAGTACTCACACAGCCTCTCCAACTTAGGGAAGGACATTAGATCCTCCCCTCCTTGATCTCAGTGATCCGGCGATTGATCGCATTGATCACTGTCTTGCGGGTTTCAACCTTTAACCAGCCTTCAAGGGTAGGCACATCATTGGTCGCTTCAATCACTTCCTGGGCACTCTCAATATTGAGGCCACCCAGCTCGGCGGTAGAGCTTACAGGGGCAACGGTTTCGGTAGGCTGATGGACAGATACGGCTCCCCACTCCAGCAATTGCTTGTAGGTATTGGTATCAGCCACGGCTTTAACCAGGTCATCATCAACGGTATTGGTACCTGGATCTAGCGTCAGCCCATCAATGACGCGGCTGCCCCTGCGCTCAGGATTCTCTCGCTCTGGTCTATAGATAATCAGCATGGTTACTCACCTAGACTTTCTTAGCGTAATCAACGTAAACCATCGACTTGGGGAAGTTGACAATAGTCGGGGAGGTTGCTTGGCACATTGGGGTCTTCCACTTAGCATCCTTGTACTCAGTCGGTAGAGCCCGCAAGCTGCTGATATGGCGCTCCAGGATCTCATCGCTGAGGGGGTAGATGACCATGCGGTCTTTGTTGGTGCCAGCGGTATGGACTCCCTTCTCTTCCAGTAAAGCACTCTTGAGGTTGGTTACTGGGCGAATATCTTTCAGGTAGATATTGTTTTCCAGGATGAACCGCTTAATCGTGCTGTCTGTACCAGAGATGGTCCGCTTGACCAATTCCTCATGGAGGTAGGGTGTCACAAGCGCCACATTGGGCTCCTCGGTTAGCTCGGTGTCAGAAACAATCCGAGTCACCTCATCCACAAAGAAGGCAATGAGCTGGTCTGTGGTGGTAGTGGTTGCATGGGGGTTGGTGGTCGGAGAGGAGACCGTCACATTGGCATTGTTCAGGAAGCCTGAGAAGCCATGCTTGGCAGCACCAAAGCATGCAATCTCGTCCATCCGCTCAGCAATGGCTCGGCGGGCTGCCATCATCTTCCTATCGCGCAGGGGTACATTGGCGTATTGAGCTGCTTCTACCTGCCTCCAGGTGTAGTGGAAGGCGGAAAAGACCATCACAATCGGGAACTTTTCCTCATCAACAGCCGCGTCAGCCATGGGGATATCAAATGCCTCGTCAGCATTGATTTCAGCTCGACCAACCAGCTCGATGATGTCCTGCACCAACTCCTGAGCACCAGGTTGAAGGTCAACCTTGGTGGGGATTAGAGTACCGTTTTCAAATACAAGACTTGGATAACGCTTTTCTAAGACTCTAGGGAGTCTCTGCTCCAAGTCACGGGAAAGAAAGCTCCCCGCTTTTAATTGACTGTCAGTGGTAAATACCATTATGAGACTCCTTAGACTCGATTCAAGGCGATTAGAACAAGCCCTGCGCCAGACGTAGAGCTCTCAAAGATGGCTCCAGTGAGTTCATCGCAGGTAGCAGTGTCAGCATCATTGCGAAAGCGACCCAGCTCGGTGTTGGCTCCGCTAGCTGTATGGCGGAAGTAGACCGTATCTCCAGCGGCTACAGCTTCCTCAGCCCAGCCGTAGAAAGTACCGCGTACCATGTAGGCCACGGGACGCTCGTCTTTGATACCAGCAAATTCGGTATCCGTGATCTCCTTCTCGTAGATATCGGTTTTGATGTGGACACCCAGGACCTTTTGCCCAGTAGCGCTAGGTAGCACAGCAGGGGGTAGGTCATTGTACAACCCAGTGCCAGTGTCGGCGGCTCTAATGAGTACCCGCCCAAAAGGCAGGGTATCACCAGAGGTGTTAACAGCCGACCGAATCACGTGGTCTTCGGTAGTGGCGATTTGCCCCTCGTACCCTGGGGGTAGTCGGCGCTTGTAGTCGGTAATAGGCATTAGTTGTTACTCCCGTGCTTCCAGGCACTCTCGTAGTCGTTGATAAACTTGGCCTCAATCTCATCCAGCTTCTTGTCCACTAGGGGGTTAACTCGGACGGTGTCAGCCGCTTGTTGCAGGCCCTTAGAGGAGTCGAAGGTCTCAACAATGGCGTCAAAGCGGGCGGCAATATAGTCGCTACTCTTGTCGTCAAGGTTGATCTTCTCGCTCTTAGACCTGATCACAGCCTTCATAATCTCTAGATCAGACAGGCTGTCCAGCTTCTCCCTTTGCTCATCCTTGAGCAGAGGAGAGGCCTTCCTGTAGAGGTCAAGGCGTTCCCTAACCCGCTTGGCGATCGCCTCGTCACTGGTATCAGTGCGGCTAGTCTTGAGTTGTTTGACCTCCTCCTCTAGTTGATCAGCACGCCCTTCAGCGGCGTCCTTCTTGGCCTTGAGGGCCTCAATCTCAGCCTTGAGCTTTTCGTACTCCTCGGAGCCTACTTCAAGCTCCTTGAGCTTGGCCTCAAGCATAGCTGTATGTTTCATGTCTTCGCGGCGTTGAGCAGTATAGGCGGCGGCCACAGCCTCACTGACCTCATACTCCGCATCGTGGATTCTTATCTTTGCCATTGTTATTTGCTTATCCTCTCTAACCTGTGTATCTGCCCAACCTATCTCACTATCCTCTATACCATCTAAATGAAGCCTCGCCTCTGGCCCTGCTCGTGCCTTTCTTACCACTGCATGATGATTGCCCCGAATCTTGCGCTGGATGGCATGGAACTTTTGCCCCTTGTACTCACCTGGAGTCCGATCCAGCTCAGTTGTGTAACCAACACTTACCTCGGTCGCCTCTTTACGCTCTATTGCGTCAATTGTTTCTTTGTCGGTGATTGTCAGTACCGCCCTCACAAACCCCTTGTCGTAGACAATCTCATTGCCACTCATGCCCACCATGTAAGACTTGGCATTGTTAGCTGTCACCATCTCAGGGGGGTGGGAGTAGGTGACAGGCTTCAGCCCCAACGAGGCTAGAGAGTCAGGATCTGAGACCTCCTCCTCTGGCCTGTATTCGTAGTGAACAGAGCCATCCTGATTGAGGTACTTCTGGATACCCGTCCTGGCAATCGTGGCATCACAAATGAGGAAGCCCTCTGGCGTCCTTTCTGCCTTGCGGATAATACCTCTGTCAAACCTTACCGACATTGAGACCCATGATGAGACCGTATAGTCTAATGCTAGGAACGTTGCGCTAGACTTAATGAGATAGTTGTTATATCCGCAATGTCAGATCCTGTTTACAACCTTGACCAAAAGAAGCTAGCCCAGCGAATTAAGGAGATCAGGCTCATGAGGGGGCTTAGCCAAAAACACATGGCCTCAGCCCTTTACCTGGATAGAGCTGGCTATTCGCGGCGAGAGTCAGGACTGCGCAAGATTGATGCGATAGAGCTAGCTAAGATAGCGATTATTTTAGGCGTCACAGCGGGAGACTTGCTCAATGGGCCTTGAGTGGGGCGTGGTGGCCATTTTGTTTCTGCATGCGGCACCGTATATCTTTCTGTTTGTCCTGCTTGCTTTGATGGTTCATTGTCATGAAAGTGCTGATCTTTAGGCTCAGCCTGCAAGCCCCGCGCTCTACCAGCAAAGGTGAGCGTCGGGTATGTCACTCGCTACGGCTAAGATTCGCTAAGACCCCATGAAAAAGAGAGTGTGCGGAGCTAAGACTAGGAGTGGGGGAACTTGCAAGAAGCCTCCACTTCCTGGCAAGAATAGGTGTATGCTGCATGGGGGTAAGACACCAGTCGGTTCGGCCAACCCAAGCTTCAAGCACGGCCGCTACTCCAAGTATCTGCCTACTCGCCTATTGGAGCGCTATCACGAGTCCCAAAGCGACCCAGAGCTGCTCAATCTCAGTGCTGAGATATCCCTAGTGGATGCTAGGCTAGCTGAGCTATTGAAGCGAGTGGACACAGGTGAGGCTAAGGATCACTGGACTCAAGCCTCTAAGCTGATCAAGGATGTCAGGGCGGCGGGAAGCGACCGCGTACTTGTCCAGCAGCTAATTGGTGAGCTAGGTGAGACAATAAAGGAAGCCCAACAGGACTACTCAGTCTGGGATGAGATTAACAGGCAGATGGATCAGCGCCGCCGCTTAGTTGAATCAGAGCGCAAGAGGCTGGTCGAGATGCAGCAGTTCATATCCCAAGAGAAGGCTATTGTCCTGGTCACAGCCCTACTCGATGCAATCAAAAGACACGTCACAGATCGCAAGGCTCTTACAGCAGTCTCCAACGAGCTTGTTCGAATCCTTGGTTCTCCATCTAGCGCAGAGCCTAGTCGAGGAGCCGGAGACCTGGACTCCGCCGTTTAGCCACTACGAGAGCGATCCAATCGGGTTTGTTAGGGATGTCCTGGAAGTCCCTCTGTTGACCAAGGAGCAGGAGGCGATTCTAGAATCCATTCGGGATAACAGCGTCACCAATGTCCGCGCGTCCCATGGAGTGGGGAAGTGCGTTAGAGCTAACCGTATGATCACCCTATCAAGCGGTTTGCGCTGTCCTGCTGGTTCTCTGGTAGGTAAGGAATTTCAACTGCCGACGATTATGGATGGAACCATCCATGCCGTTAGTGCCAAAGCAGCCTGGAATAAGCTTGAGTCAATCTATCAAATTACGACTGAGTCGGGCAGACAGATCGAGTGCAATGCACAGCATCCTCTATGGGTTGCAAACAAGGTATCCAGATCTGGGGCACATCCTAAGATTGAGAGCTTAGGTTGGGTGCAGACACAGCAGATCTCACCAGGTCAGATGGTGGCAGTTACGGCAAACCTACCCGTATTTGGAACAAATGAGTTGCCTGACCATGAGGTGAAACTGCTGGCTTATTTAATCGGTGATGGTGGCTACACCGCTAACAATGTTGTTTTTACTCAACAGGATGGGGCACAACTACAAGAGTTTCAGGATTGTGCAACATTGGCTGGATGTGACTTTAAGCCAGCAGGAAAATATGGCTGGCGGTTGGTGAAGTCGAGTCAATCCAAGTCTCCAGGGTTTCAAAAGCCACCAAAAAGCAAGGCTCCAGTTGACCTGAGCTGCAAAACTTTTATTTCAACTGCTCAGGCGCTAAAGCGATCGCCAGTAAAGCTGTCCGCGTTTTATGGCAGACTGAGTGCACTGGAGATTCAGCCCGTTAAGTTCTATGGCCGCTCTTATATCAGTGCCAGTGAACTCGTTCATCTAGAAACCCTTGATGCCTGCATTCAGCAAACAGTGATCGGGCAGGGACGAGGGAACATGCGTCAGGCTTTGCAGCTATTGGAGTCACAGATCAGCCCGACCCCTGTCAGTCAGGAGGAATTGCAGCAAGCACTGGAGCTGCGTCTCGCTCCACTTGTGGCAGCTCGTCAACCTTACCCCTATGTCCCTAGGTCCAACGCAGTTGCCAGATTACTTACTGAACATGGAATGCGGTTTAAGCATTCGCGTGACAAGTTTATCCCTGGTGCAATATTCGGACTGTCAAAGAAACAAGTAGCCATATTCCTCTCTCGACTTTACTCAACCGATGGATGGGCCACAGTATGCAAGGGGCGAGGTGTTGAGATTGGCTTCGCCTCTGTATCCCATCAGCTTTGCCTGGATGTCCAGGAACTGTTGCTTCGTTTTGGAATTAATGCTTGGATCAACCCCAAACCAAAGACGAATTCCTACACCGTCAGAATTGGAGCATCATCGGACGCAATTCGCTTCTGTGAAGAAATTGGCATCTATGGCAAGGAGCGGCAGGTTTCAGCCGTTCTGAGTGAAGCGCAGCGAATGAGCCAAGATCGACGGGTGCAGAGGTGGCGAGAGCGGGATATTCCAGCCAATTTGCGATGGGAAGCAGTTAAATCAATTGAATATATTGGGGAGGATCAAACGGTCGCGATCGAGGTTCCAGGGCATCACCATTACTTGACTACGTTCTGGGAACATAATTCTTACGTAGTTTCCTGCGCAGTCCTATGGCATGTCTTTGCCATAGGAGGGCTGGCGATAACCACCGCCCCTACAGAGGCGCAGGTAAAAGAGATCCTCTGGTCGGAGATTCGCAAGCTGTGGGATGCTCATCACACCAAACTAGGCGGCAAGCGTGGTGAACTATTTCTGAAGCTGAATGAGCATGCTAGGGCCTATGGCTTTACCGCTCGTGACTACAGCACTGACTCATTTCAGGGCAAGCATGGAGTTAAAATGCTGCTTATCCTGGACGAGGCAAACGGTATTACCGAAACCATTGATGATGGAGCTAGGGCCTGCGCTACTGGATCGCAAAACAGGCTGGTTAGGATTGGCAACCCCACTGCAGGAGGCACACCATTTGAAATCGCCTGCTTGCGTAGGTCAATCGCTATCCCGGTCTGGGGGCATCCCAATGTTGGCTGGGCATACTATAAGGATGACCACACTGGCTATCACCGCCTCAGGCCAGAAGTAGATGCAGCGATCCGAGGCAGGGATGGGGAGATACTACCACAGGAGCTATGGCCAGACTGGTGCCCTAGGGATGTCATTCCAGGGGCTGTTTCTATTCAGTGGATAGAGGACGTCCGCAGGGATAAAGGGGAAGGTTCTACCTTCTGGCAGGGGCGCGTAGAAGGGGAGTTTCCCACCGACGCCGAGGGGAGTATTGTTCCCCGCAGTTGGTTTAAGGCTGCTAGAGAGAGGTATGATAGCGACCCTGAGTATTGGGATACCTTGGCCGATAAGGGGACTTGGCGGCATGGGCTGGACGTAGGAGATGGAGGAGACCCCCACGCCCTAGCCTCCTGGAAAGGGCCAGTGCTCTATTTTGCGAGGGAATATCCAACCAGGGGGGATAGATTGGATGTCTCTAGAGCTGCAGCGATCGCCAAGGAGAGGCTGAGGATAGCTCCAGGGACTATCAACGTAGATAGGGTAGGGGTCGGAGCCGGAACCTTATCTATATTAATGGAGGAGGACGTCCAGGCTTATGGTATTGCCTGGGGAAGTGCGGTAAGGGCAGAAGATCTACAGCCTGATGACCCGGTGTTCCTCAATCTCAAGGCAATGCAGTATTGGAGGGTAAGGCAGGCCATGCAGGTAGACGACCAAGTCGCCATTGCTCCACTAGGGGACTACGAGGAAGTGGCCATGAGGGACTTAGCTGGCACCTACTATGAGGAGACATCTAACGAGAAGACTCGCATAGAGGACAAGAAGAAAACCAAGGCTAGGTTGCACAGGAGCCCCAACCTGGGAGACGCTATCGTCTTGGCCTACTCAAAGCCCACTGAGTTTTGGGCAGACCTACTTTACGCGGAGTAGCTCTTCTGGTACAATTAATTTGTTGCAGTGGTTCGCATAAAGCCTGTCTGATTGTATGAGACCCTTGATGCCCTTGCAATAACCGCTTCGAGCTAGACAAGGCTCAACGGCCAAAGAGAGACCCTCCTTAACCGCCAGCAGGATTAGGTTCTGTAAGTCTGGGGAAGGCCAAGTACAGCAAGAAGCAACTCTCATGTCTTTGCAGTGGTTCGCATAAAGCCTGTCTGATTGTATGAGACCCTTGATGCCCTTGCAAAGCAAGACAAAACAGATCCAAGTATGCTACCCCCACCGATTCTAAAAGGCACTCCACGCGTAGTTGAGACACCGCTCGAAGAGCGCTCTGCTCTGGCTGGCAAGCGAGTACTGGTGCAAGCAAATCTAGCAGACGCCCTGCCTTCAGTCGGGCGGCTCTACTATTTTTGCAAGCTATTGAATCATTGGGGAAGCGGAAGATGCGTGCTTGCCATCAAGGAGGCTGCCAAGCTTCTAGAGGTTTCAACGTCCACCGTCAGGAGATGGCTGGATGTGGGAATCGAAGTTGGGGTTTTCCGGAAGGTACAGCACAGTTACGGCCAAGCTGTCGTGTTCTTGGTATCGCCTGCAAAGGTAGCCAAGAAGCTTGGTATAGAGGAGACTGGCGCTAGGGTGCGTTGTACCCTGGATCAGATCATCCACTTAAAATACACGGCCACCTGTGCCACCCAGGAAGCACTGCAAGAGCGTTCTCGCTTTCTTGCTGTGAGGGAACGGCGGGAAGTTCGCGGCGGTAACGCAAAGCTCAATAAACTTGAGGACATCTTTTATCTGCCTCTTCGGAGACTCCCAGGGAGCGAGGTAAAATGGGTCGGCAAGCGCTGCGCTTTTGTTACTCAGGACTTCATGTTGTTCGGTGGCTCCCAGGAAACAGGTGCTCAAATCCTAGGGAGAAGCGTCTCAACCGTAAGACGCAGGTTGTCCAATGCTGTTCGCTCAAGGCGCAACAAGAAGCTGCAGGCTGAGGGTAAAACCCCGTTGCCAATCATCAAGAAGAGGCAGCTAGCAGTCTGGCAGGAGGATGAGGGCGTCGCAGCCTTCAGAACACTGCAAGAAATCATGCAAGTATGGCCACCCTCCCCTGAGGAAGCAGCCGAGCACAAGCGATACTTTGAGTGCGGAGGCAGGGTCTGGAGGTCCCACACCAACCTGTACTTCTTCACCGGCGATGCCGCCCTAGACATGGCCAGCTTCTGGAGACTGGACGACCAGGGATTGCCCACTAGGCAGAAACCCCTCAAGGGTCAAGGTGTTGACAAAAGCGTAGGTATACCAGCTAGTACAGTTGACAAGAATACTGGCATGCCCTACGGATCGTCAAACGCGCCTAAATGCATTTTCTCTCCAAAGTCTGGACCCAAGAAACAGGGGACCTGATGGATCTTACTTTTGCACACTTTAACCAGGCTGAGCTAACCCTAGATGCAGCCAGAGACTTTCTATGGGACTCTAAGGCACAGCGCTATAGATGGAAGGATACCCGCAGGTTTGTTAGCCAGCAGGCAGTGAATAGCCTTGTTCGGGGAAGGATAGAGGCAGGGAAGCAGGATCTAACAACCCTAGCTAACATGCTAGTAACCCAGAAGCTAGACCTCAAGGCTTGGCAGAAGGCTAGTGCTGTAACCCTGAGAGATTTGTATGTCCAACAGTTCTGGATAGGCAGAGGCGGTCTTAAGGCTGCGCAATCGGAAGATTACTTGGCTGTTGCTCGCATGCTGAGGGGCGAGTACAGATACTTAAAGGGCTTTGCACAGGACATCCTGGATGGCAAGGTAACTGAGGCGCAGTTTAAGGCCAGAATCAAGATGTACAGCGACAAGAGTCGAGTGGCGTACGAGTATGGCAGGCAGCTCAGCCACATAGGCAATGGCGCCAACCAGATGCGCAGAAGGCTTGGCATAGCTGAACATTGTCCCGACTGCTTGCGGTATGAGGCCATGGGTTGGGTGGCCATTGGAGCGGTACCGCTGCCAACAGAGAACTGCGAATGCCGCGCCAATTGCAAGTGCAGCGTACTGTACAGAGACTTGAGCGATCGCCTGCCAAGCGTAGGATAACAGCCCAGAAGCTAGGCGCAGCCGCTTCTCACCCCCCTTACGTTAGAATGTCACCCCTGCAAGTGCACCGTACTGTACAGAGACTTAAGCTAGGCTGAACAGAGAACTGCGGTATAGCGAATGCCCTTCGTACAAGATTCCCTAACCGACACTGACGGCACCTTACTAAGAGACCACGTAGGCGAGATAGGCGCTACATGGACTCATCCCTCCTATTCAGCTACAGGAGGCCCATTCTCAACCGTACTGGGCAACTCGGTAGCAATGACCAATAGCGGGGCTAGGACTGAGTACGCCCTCCCCTCTGGGTCTCCCGCTTCTGCCAACTACGCTGTTGAAGTCGACTTTGTGCCCAAGACGGTCACTACTGATCAGAGGCCACATATAGTCATCCGCGCTAGTTCTACCGCTGAAACTCATGTCTCACTCGGGTTCAATGGCAGCACCTGGGAATTAGCTAGAAGATTAAGTGGATCAGCCGCAGCTCTAGGAAACAGCAGTTCCGTTACTCTAGTGGCTGGCACTACCTACAAGCTGAGGCTGCATGCGGTAGACAACACCTACGTAGCCTACCTGAACGGCGCCGAGCTGCTTAGGGCTGACTATACGGGTATTACCGACGCTGGCAAAGCTGGGTTACGCTTCCGGACTATCTCAGGTGCTGACCCCGCTACTGCGACTACTGGATCTCACCTGGACAACTTCCTGGCTGAAGATATCAACCTGATCACAGCCCAAGCCTCCTCTAGTAGTAATGCTAGTGGTACTCTTGGTAGCGCAGTAGAAGATGATTTAGTCGCCTCTGCAACCTCAACCAGTGCCTCTGCAAGTACGCTGAGTCCCGCTCCCGCGCAGGATGATCTAGCTGTATCGGTCATCTCCACCAGTAATGCCACAGCTACATTCTATCCACCCTTCGAAGACCCTCTCTTCACCGGGGGGCAGGGGAATGTGGTTTACATCATAGATGCGGACGTTGCCGAGACTTGGCCTACGGACGGCAGCGGAACCCTTTACTATCGCGGAGAAGCCACCGGACCAATACGAAGTTTTAATTCTGAGGGAAAAACTTGGACTGGGGGATCAACCCCTCCAAGCGTCGAAGTTCTCGGACCTGATTCTAATACTGTCGGCCATATATCTTGGACTGGTGCAGGGACTGGTGGTCCTCCGGTTGGTGTCGTAGGGACTCTCGGAAAAACTTCAAACATACGAATCCAAAGAAAAGACGGATTGCCGGACACAGATGGAGATCCGCCATTGGTTCAGAGAGCCGTCCTAGCTACCAGTGTAGTCTCAGTCAGCAACTCCAGTGGTACGCTGACCGCCCCTTCCGCCGCTGCAGGCGATCTAGCCGCCCAAGCCTCCTCTAGTAGTAATGCCACAGCAACCCTTACTGTTGTTGTCGACGATGATCTAGCTGCCACCACAGTCTCCGCTAGTGACGCTACAGGGAGACTGGATGAGGTCCCTCCGCGAAGGGCGGACCTAATATCAACAGCGATCGCCAGTAGTACTGCGGGTGGACAATTTAGCCCTGCTCCAGCACTGGCTGATCTAGCCACCAATACAGCCTCAGCTAGCAACGCCAAGAGTACCTTTGGTCTGGACCTGTTTGGGCGATCTACCTCCTCTACCACCGCAGAGGCTACCTTCTTTGCCTTACTTGCTCCCTCTACTAGTACAGCAAGCGGTGAGCTTAGCCCTGCTCCAGCACTGGCTGACCTTGCAGGTAGTGTAGCCTCGACTAGTGATGCTTCAGCCTACTTCCTACAAGCCAAGGCAATCTCAACCAGCAACGCCACGGGTAGACTGAGCACTCCGCCTAAGGAAGTCATCTACGATACCTTCACAGACAGCGACAAATTCCTGATTGACCACGTAGGTGAAGCAGGCGCCTCCTGGTCGCATCCAACCTACAACTCCAGCGGCACTAGAACCCAGATACTAGGGAACACCGTTACCCTGGTGACCACCAAGACGCGTAGAGAGTATGTCCTGGCTAGTGGTGAGTTAGGCGGGGATGATTACTCTACCCAGGTAGATGTGATCATGAAGTCGCAAACAGGGGAAGCGCAGTCCACAGGCCCAGTTGCTCGGGTTAGTACCACTGAGCGTACCATGGTGGGTTTTGCCTACTCAAGCGGCTCGAATACCTGGACTTTGTTTGAGGAGGTTGCGGGAGCATTGACTATCCTGCAGAGTGTCCCTGTCGCTAGTCTCTCCTCGGCACGCCTTCGCTTAGTGGTTGTTGGCCCTACTGCAATCGGCTTTGTTGATGACGTGGAAGTAGCAAGGGCAGATACCCGTGTTCTTACAGGCAATCGAGCAGGGTTGCGATTCTTCTTTAGTACCACCATCGCAGGGACTGCGGAGACGGGGCTGCACGTTGATAACTTTGTTGCCGATAACATCAGCAGAGTCACATCGGCTCCAGTCTCCAGGTCTAACAGCTCTGCCACATTGACCACTGTTCCTCTACAAGATGACCTGATTGGTAGCGCTATAGCTAGGTCTCAGGCGATCGCTGATCTACTTGTCCAGGGGTTAGTCTCGAGAGCAGCTAGTCTCACAGATGCTACCGCTATTGTCAATATCGCACCTGGTAAGAGTAAGACAATCAAGCTACCCGCTCCAGGTACGCAGGTAGCCTTAGCTCAGATAAGTAAAAGGGTGACTATGGCTAGGGCAGAAACGCAAATTAAGTTGGGTTAATCGAGATCGTCAGGGCGTCTACTGCGAAGCTCTGTTGAGTACTGACAGTGATTGGCGTGCTTAGATTGCCCTCAACCAGGCGGTTGCCGCCTGTTGCTGCATCAAACAGGGCGAACCCGTTTACAGTTCCCCAGCTTTGGGTTGGGACAGGGAAGAGGATAACAGTGCCGTTCTTCTTGCTGCGAGCAGAGGCAGCGGGCCAATTGGTAGTGTTGTTGGTTACCGCTACCCGTGAGTAGCCGGTATCGACGCTGGATACCTCAACCCCTGGGTCTGAATCGCTAGGAGTGGTTGTAAATAGGGCTACGTATATCGTAGCTGGAGTGCCACTACCGAGGAGGCCATCCAGGGATGTGTTTGCTTGATAAATGGTAAAGCCTGCCATGAGTTGCCTAGTATAGGGATATACCCGTATCCTAGCAAGTCCGATGATCAGAGACGCATCCAACCCATTTCTTCAGGCGAGTACTGCAAGGGAGTTTTACTCGGTTGATTGCAGCCAGTGGCTGGGTGCGGAAACAAGGGCAACTGATCTATGGAGTGCCTCTATTGGTATTGAGCTGAGCAATAGTGGTTTTGGCTCAAACATTGCCTCAATCCTGGTCAGTGGTGGAACGATTGGGGAGAAGTACAAGATCCGCTACGACATTGAATCCAGCACTGGTCGCAAGGGCTCAGTCAGTTTCTTCGTAGAGATAGTGTCTGACATTTTTGGGGTGGACGGCTAATGCTTCATCCTAGAGATTTCGGTGTCTTTACAGTCCTCAAACAAGTAGCCAACGCCACAGCTACTGGAACGCTGTACCTGATTGAGCCCAGCACTGCCCCAGCCAATCCCTTTGATGTACCTGAGACAACCTACGCAATCACCTTTGAGTGTCCAGTAGTCGTAGTTAAGCAGATGGGTTCTCAGGCAGTCAGGTCTCTGTTCGGCCAGACCAATGATAGCTTCTATAGTGTCTCCACGCCCCTCCCAAACGACCTGAGCAAGCTGAAGCAGGGTAGCTATGCAATTATCAACCATATGGGGTTGCAGCTCATTACGGGGCTTCTAGAGCGCTTTGATGTGGAATTATCTGGCATGATGAAGCTATACATCAATACCAGTGTGACGCTGGACTTTAGGCCCACAGATCTGGGGATAACAATCAATGGCTAACGTATCAGCAAGTCTGCAAATCAACAATGAAGGCATGGCCACCCTGGACAAGATCCTAAAGGCCAGGCTGGATAAGGGTACCGAGAAGGCTGTTGAGATTATCAAGGACAATGTGCGGGTGGACACTCAGCGCATGAAGGATAGTACCAGAGCTGCCTCCCCCCTGGTCAAGCCTGGTCAAGTGAAATCCCAGATCCTAGTAGGCGGCACCAGCCAAAGAGGGGTGCTGCGGGAGGCTGATGAGGTGAAGGCAGTGGACTACGCTTTGGCAGTGGAGATTAAGTATGGCGATATTAGGCGCCAACTGCCCAAGATTGTCAATGCTGTTGTTGAGGCGCTTTAATGTCTAGCGCAATTGTTCTCATCCTGCCAGATACGTTAATCACAGCAGATCAGGTAATTATTGGTGCTGTGGTAAATGTAGCGATTGAGTCGCCCTATGGAGCTAAGTCGCCAAAGTCGGCGGTAAGGCTACTAGAGCGCAACGAGACGCCCCTGGTATTCAGGCTGACCTACCAAACTGGCGATGGTATTAGCAAGTATTATGACCTGACAGGTGCACAGGCGGAGTTCTGGGTAAAGAGGAACAGGTCTCAGGGGGACTGGGAAGCGATCGCCCTGTACTCTACCAGAGCAGGCAATATCGAAATAACTGACCCACTCAAGGGTTCTCTGGTGGTATACACCGACATTGCGGCTACCCAACTCCCTGGTGCATTGTCTTGCCATTTAGATTTGATTGAGGATGGCAAGAGGCGTACGGTGCTTAATGCGGATCTTATTGTGGAGGATATCTAGTGGCAATTGAAGCGGAATTAAAGCGGCGCAATACTAGCGGAGTCCTGGTTCCCTGGGTGCTCAACGATGATGGCAGCGAGAATGTTGTCGACGGCGAGGCACGTAGCCAGTTAACCACCCTGGTTGCATCAATGGCGGACCAGGTAGCTGCCTCCAATGCTATCTCGAGTAACACGACTAATCTCACCTTTAATCCAATTGAGGCCTCATCCCATGGCTCTAATGCCCTACTAGCTGCTGTTGTGACCCTCGCACCCCCTACTGGCGCAACCAAGCTACTGATTCAAGCTTTTGGACAGAATGTGCGCTATACGCTATCTGGCACCAATCCAACTGCCACCCTAGGTTTTCAGCTCAAAGCAGGGGACGGGCCTGTGCTGATTCCCATCCTCTCCAATACCCAGATCAAGCTGATTGAGGAGGTTGCTACGGCAAACATTCAATATCAGTGGTGCATCTGATGGCTGGTATTCTAGGCTCTAGAGGCCTCTCATTGTTGGGACGCGGAGGCAAGGGGAGGGCCACTCTAGGACTTCCTACGGAGGGCCTATACTTCTATCTCGCTGCTGCTGCCTCTGATAATTCAGTCATTAGCGGCAGGATAGCCAGCTTCGCGCCTCAGTTCAACACCACTCTATCTGCCTCTAGCCCGGCTGACACCAACCGCCCAGTACTGGCCACAAGAGACGGGGTAAAGGTTGCTAGATACGACGGCGTTAACACCATTGTCTCCTCTCCTACTCTCTACGAGGCAACCAGTGAGTGGACGTGGTTTACTGTCTTCTATGGCGCTTCCCCAACAAGCTCCATCCGGGTGCAGTCCGACAGCACAAGCTATGTTCTGCTAAACCACGTAGCTAACGCCACAGGGGGCAGCTCCTTCCTTCAGGGCTCAGCCTGGCCTTCAAGTATCTCCACAGAGGGCGCTGGAAAGGATGTCTCCCTACCCTCAGGGCACCTACCTAATGCTTGGCGGCATATGGCAATGCGAGTCAAGGCTGGCTACCGCTGGGAACAGTGGTGCAATGGCGAACTATTTAAGGCCCGCTACCCCTCGCCTAGCGCCAATGTACCTGCCAAGACCCTATGGCTAGGCTGCTACAATACCGTGGACATCGCTGTAGGTGATTTTGCTATCTGGATTGGCTACAACCGCTACCTCAGCGATCAGGAGATGGGGGAGGTGTTTGGTCACCTTAAGTCAATTGCGCCTTACGCTGACGACAACACCAGGACACAACTGATTACCTTTGGTGACAGCATCACAGAACACGTTGACTGGATTGGCACCTCTGGAGAGGCCTACTACTGGCCTACACTGGTGAGCAATCAGTTGGGGATTCCCTTATCCAACCAGGGGCTTGGCGGCACTCATTTTGTAGGCGTCAACAGCAACAAGAGTACACCGAACAGTACTGGCTATAGGCGCTACTTCAAGGATATAGCCCTCTTCGCCCCCCTAAAAGTCGCCATTAACTACGGCATGAACGATCTGCGGACGGGGACGCTCTATGCCAATGCCTCCTCCATGCGACAGCAGATGTTGGACATGCTGAGGGATTTGACCAAAATGGGTATCGAGCGAGGCAATATTGTAGTTACCACGATTCCCAATGTCACAGACGCCTCCTACGACAACGGCAAGAAAGGGACAAGGCCTAAGCACGAGGCACTTAATCAAGCAATCAAGGATGCTTGCCGAATCGCTGGAGTAAAGGTTGCGGACATTTATACTGCTATGTCTCCAACTGAACCACTCTGGGCAGCCGATGGCTTTCATCCTAACGACGCGGGACATGCGGTGATGGCAGATGTTGTCGCAACAGCCCTGCAGGACTTAACACCAGCACCCGAGCCTTCAATCATCCTGCCAGAGCTACCTGAGAGCCGCCTGGTTGATTTGGATGTATTAAACCTGGACAATCTCCTGGTAGCGGACGCAGGCACCAGGATTACTGCGCTAAAGCCAATGGCTGGCACAACAGTTGAGGTCAATCTAGGAGGCAGGCTAAACGCTCAGGCTCCATACCTTGAGTGGTACGACTACGACTTTATTAATCCAAATATCGTGCCCTTGGGTACAGCAGCCGCTGGTAATACCGCAGGACATGGAGCGGCGATCGCTAGGTTTGATGGTGTAGATAAGATACTCACTGGGAATTATCCTGCTCAATCCAATGAGTGGACGTGGTTCTTTGTCTTTTATGGGCCTACGCTCAGTAGTGGCTTCAGGGTACAAACAGGTAGTAGTTATGCCATCCATGCCTGGATTGACAATCAGGATGGGGATGGACTTAAGAGCGCCATCAGTTCCGATGGTGGAACGGATGCTGCCTTGACCGTGAAGACTGGCTTTGAGGCGAACACCTGGAATCACCTAGCTATGCGCTACAAGGCGAGTGATTCCTGGGAACAGTGGCGCAATGGTAAGGTATTGCACTCTAGGCCTGCTAGTAGCCTAGGAGAGGTTCCACTGGCTACTCTCTGGCTAGGCGCTTATCAACCTGCTTTGGATAAGGCAGTGGCCGCCCCAGCAGCAGGAGGATTCACTCGCTGGATAGCTTGGAATCGCAAGCTATCGGATGGGGAGATGACCACAGTATTTGCAGCCCTGAAGTATCTGTATCCTTTAGGCAACAGCTAGCTTAAAGCGGAACTCCACGCTGGCCACAAATAATTCACTCCCTGAGTCGAATACTACACCCAAGTCTGACTCTTGCCTGACAACCAGGATGCGCTGATCTGGCATAGGTAGGCTAGCTGGAGTCCAGGTTTCTATGCGTATAGCCACCAGCTCCTTCAGTCTCTCTGCCCTAGGTTCAGACTTGCTCCAGCAGGCAAACTGAATCGATGGCGCTGACAGCCCGCGAGTAATCACAGAGCCCCTGTAGATATCATTGATGGAAGAGATGGCCACCCTGCTTGGCTTGCTGAGAGCCGCCGCACTGGTTGGATGACTGGATGAGATATCGGCGATCGCGTTGATGTCTGGATCACTGCTTAGGTAGCTCCAGAGGGCCTTCTTGAGGGCTAAGGTGCTAGGTATCAACATCTGCCTCAACCAATGCACTGAAGCGCTCAGGACTGCTGTTCCGCCAATCTAGGAGTGCATGCTCCACCAGGGTTGGATCGTTGGCGGTATCATCGTACTCGCGATCGCTCAGCAGTTCGCCACTGATAACCATGGGTTCGGCATCTGTGGTGGCAGCCGCCACACCAGGCTCTAGCTGCTCAGGTGCAGGTTCTTGGCCTTTGGGGACATACAATCCTGAGACAACATACTCATCCGTAATCTTGAAGTTGTAGATGTTGTTCTCCCCCCTAAAGCGACCAATAATATCACCGTTGTCATCTAACTGAGCAACAATGAGCTGGTCGACCCCATCAATGTACTGGGTATTGAGGATTTCGATTACCAGGCGGTAGAATTCCGCTTTAGACATCTTCTTCGCCCCCAAAGATTGCATCCCAGTGGAATACCCAGTAGCCTATTGGCTCCAGGCTGTCGAAGTTGTACTTGGTCCTCAGTGCCTCGTACGCCTCGTTAATCTCCCTAAACTTATCAGCGTTGCCCCCTTGATCTGGATGAGCCTTGAAGGCGGCTGCCCTGTAGGCCTTCTTGAGGTCCTGAGCTGTAAAATTAGCTGGCAAGTCGAATACCTTGGTCTCTTTATTCACGGTCTTCAGGTGCTCTCTGATGGCATTACGGCTGCGGTCTCTCGCTGATTTGCCCTCCAGGACGTAGGTATCCAGTCCTCTTGCAATCTCATAACTAGCGTCCTCCAGGGCCCTGCGATCGCCCTTAACAATCTTGGCATGGCGCTCCTCCATTGATTGCTTGGTCTTACCAAACTGGTCGTCGTACTCCTTCTGGAGCTCTTTAATGCGCTCAGCCTTGGGCTTATTGTTCTTCTCTTTAAATTCAGCAGCGCGCTTCTCGGCTAGGACACGGTAGTCAGCCTTGTCTTTTTCTAGTTTTGCTACCTTCTTGCGAGCTGCCTCTTTAGCCTTGTCGCTAGCCTTGGGACTCTCTGCTGTCTTCTTGGCCTTGCTGTAGGCTGCCTCCTGCTCGCCAGTCCACATGGCCTTCATCCACCAGTCAGGGCTAGCCTGAGCGTCACCTCCACCAGCCATCCTGTTACGGCGGCGATTCTGGATCTTCTCTATCTCATAAACACTGTTTGCGTAGGAATCGCGGTCCTTAATCTTGTCTTGGAGCTTAACCTCAGCGGGGTCATCCTGGGAGGTCATGCCCTTTTTGACCCGCAGGTCACGGATAGTCTGGTCTGTTACGCGCTCCTGGGTGGGACGGAAGCGCTCCTCGGCCATCTCCTTTGTCCACCCATCAATATCTTTGTCGCTAGGATTGCTGGAGGCATACTTGGAATCAATCTCAGCCTCCCTCCGCTTGCCGCTACTAGCCTTACTCTTCTCGCCTTCGGTCTCTTTAGGTTTGGTGACCAAGGCTCCTCCCCTTGTGGCTAAAGCACCCCCTGGTTCGGGTGCCTCAGTAGTATTTGCAGCCAGTGCCTTGGCACGCTTCACCTTCTCTTTTGTCTCCTTGGGCATCCCAGTCCTGCATTTCTTTGCTGCTGAGATACAGCTACCGCCACAGGGCCTGCCCTTCTTGCAGTTCTTCTTGTCCAGCCTGAATTCGAGGTCATCCTGTCTAAGGCCATCGGCAAGGTAGGCGTCCTCCTCCCCTAAGAAGAAGTCACTCAGGTCCAGCAAGGTGCTGTCCACCTCACGGTCTAATTCATCGGGCTCGGCATCTTTGGATATGTACAACCCTGAGAGGACGTACTCATCCGTAATCTTGAAGTTGTAGACATCCCCCTCGACACGAAAGCGACCAATGATATCGCCATCCTCGTTGAGCTTGGCAACAATGAGTTGATCAACCCCATCAATGTACTGGGTATTGAGGATGTCCACTACCTGTGCTAGGTCCTCAGTGTCTAGATCAGCCAGCATCATCCAGCCCTATGGGGAATTCGGTCTTGTCCTTGGGGAACCGCTTGACCTTGGATGATCGCTCTCTTTCCATCGTCGTCTCAAGGTCTTTCTTCATCCGCTCCAGGGTCTCTTTTTCCTTGTCTGAAAGCACTTTAGTCCACCTCTTCTAAATACAACCTAGTGATATCGCCAGCTACTTCTTTGCTCAGTACCTTGAAGCTTGTTCCAGGCCCAAACAGGACCTCTCTTTCTGAGGGTACATTGCTCAGTTTTTCGATTGATTTACCATGCTTAGACTGGATGACATAATGCACAGTCTGAGTGCCTGTCCTGGGGGCATCGAAGTTGTGGGTTACCTTGGCACTGCGGCTGGTGCTAAGAAAGGCCTTCTCTGTTACCGTTTTGCCAACCTTATACTTGGCTATTTGGCTAGGAGGGAGGTCGGTTCCCCTATAGACCGTTCCCTTGTAGTCAGGTAGGGCGCTCAAAGCCGCTGCGGTCATTTTGGCGTCAAGTCTGACCTTTCTAGCTTGCTCCTTGGTGTAGCCCTTACCTCCGCGCAAAAGGTTATTAACATCGGAATAAGAGACTGACGTATAGGAGTTCAGGCCCGCTACCTCAGCCTGGTAAGGGGGTGGCGGATCCTTGAACTGACTCATTAAACCCTTGGCCTTTTCAAAGTAATACTCGCGGTAACTAGCATACTCCTCCCTCTCCGCAGCCGTAGTTGCTACGCCAGTTTTGGGCTTGGCGGTCTTGGCCTTAACAGCCTTAATCTTCTCTTTTGTCTCTTTGGGTATCCCAGTTCTGCACTTCTTACTCTTGGCTATACAGCTACCGCCGCATGGCCTGCCTTTCTTGCAGTTCTTGTCTGCTCTGAAGGACACCGCTTCCCCAATGAAGACATCGTCGTGGTCCAATGTGAAGTCACTCAGGTCCAGCAAGGTGCTGTCCACTGCTTCAGTTCCTTCTTCGATCTCTTCCTCACCCTCTACCTCATCCTCAGGCGGTACATCACTAGGCACCTCAACTGCAGCTTGCTCTTCTTGCAACTTCTTATAGGCGGCATCATCCAGTACTGTCTCGTGGCTATACTCAGCGCCACCAAAGCGAGACTCGCGCACCTCTTCGGGGACAAGGACCTCTAGATCTTTGTAGGTCCTATCAATCTCAGCCTGTATTCTGCGCTCCTCTAGCTTCTCCTTCTGAGAGCGCTGGAATAGCTCAATTGGCGCCAAATCCCAGTCCTGAGGAATTTTACCCTTGGATGGGCCATCCTTAGCCCTAAAGATTAACTCACTAAGGTAGCGCAGCGGCTTGGTAATGCGGTCTCTCTGTAGTTGGTGGGCGGACATTGCAAATGCAAAGCGATCGCTCTCGCCAGTGGCGTTTTGTCCAGCAGGGGACTGTCCCCAAAGGATGGTCTGGGGGATGGTACCGCCTACTGATACTGCGCCTGTCAGCTCCTCCTTGAGGAAGCTTAGTAGTTCTGGGATGGAGCCATAGGACCTAGCTAGCTCCATCACCTTCTCTTTGTCGGCACTAGTAATCATCATGCGATGCACAGATCTAGCCCTATCGTTGACCTCAATCAGGTTCCTCAGTTGGTCTTCGCCATTTTTTTTCTCGTAGAACTTGTGCAGATCCTGGATGGCTAGTACAAAAACAGAGAAGTCCTGCAAGCTAGTCTGTATGGCGCTCAGCGAGCCGAAGAAGCGCACATAGGACTCGTACATCGCTTGGAGGATGGAGTCCCCCCAGCCGCCATTCAGCTGGCGTATATTCCAATCTCCCAAACCGGGAAAGATAAGTACCCGTGATCTGTGCACCCTCCAGGTCATTCGCTTTTGGGTTGTTGCGTCCAGCAGCTCGCTATTGCCCAGTGTGAAGTACTCAGGCTTGTCGGGGTTGACTCCGATGGCGATATCAGGATAGATGCGCCATCTATCGAGTGGGCGAAGAAACTCAACACTCCTGATGGAATCCATGTTTACTGGCTGGTCCATCGCCTGCCCATCATTGACGCCAATGAGCATGCCACAGCCACCGTAGTGCCTCTCTAAGCGCACAGCCTCGCAGAAGTTCTCCTCAGCCTCTAGCTTATCCAGGTACATGCGCAAGCTAGAGAGGATGTCGTGGTCAGAGTCGCTGCCTAGCTTCCACTCATACCACTCCCTGGTGGCCTCCAGTGGCAGTAGTTTTACCCCTCTCTGGATCAACCAGGAGTTGCGGTACAGGTGCACTGCCTCGTTTAAGCCTATGGTGGGCTGGATACCAACTTCCCACATGCTGGACTTATCCCTAAAGGTACCTGCCCCTGTCGCTGGGTTACTCAGGCTGCTGTAGAGACTTCTGAGGCCATCAAGTCTGGCCACTTCGCTAGCTAGGAGAATATCGCTATCTGCCATTCTTACAGTCTAGCTTGGCTCCACAGCTCGTAAGCACGTCTGGCTATCTCATCCGCATGTTCCTGTGAGACGCGGGAGATACAGACAGCTATGTCCACCCCTTGGTTGCTCTTGAAGACGGTCCAGGAGTCGTCTGTTACCTTGTCGCCCTGAAACTCCCAGGCATTACCCAGGTGGCCATCCTTGAGGTGAACCACCCGCTTCCATAATTTGCGCGCACCCTGCCACTCTCCCATTACGTCCACATCCCACTTGCCAATGGCAATCTCGTTGTACCCTTGTGCCGCTAATTTGACCAGCACCTGCATCGCCTTCTGGTAGCTTGAGAATACGCCCCAGGGAATATTGTTGGGGCATCTTCCCGTGACGACTGAAAATACTTCCACTAGGCCTCCATCAGCAGCAATACATTTTTGACATCCTCTCCACTCAATCGCTAGGCGATATGGGTGGAGATTCCTTGGGTCG